AAAGAAAAGACACCCTAAGGTGCCTTCCTCCGACTTGAACCACTTTAATTTTAATAATATGTATTGGACTCCCATCCAAAGATAATTCTAACATGTTTTCATATAAATGAAAGCGGATTCTTTAACTTACTTAATTACTTTGTCCATAACTTCTTTATATTTGTTAAATTGGGCATCTTCCATATCACCATTCATTTGTATAAGGAAGTTACCTTTTGCGTAAGTATGAGAGAATAGCATTTGATTACCATTACCTAAATCGTCATAGTATTTCTTAGCTTTTTCAAGATCTTCTTTGTTTTTAAACTCAAATATTCTACCACCACTATCTTCACCTAATGCTGGAACAAGAATGCGCTTTGCTTCTTTTCTAGTATTTCCAAATTCTTTTTCTGGTAGGTCACTAGGATTGTCAGCTTCTAATCCTGCAGCTTTAAATTCTTCAATTACCTTACCAACCGTGACATTACTTGTCATTGATTTAACGCTGTCACAAGCGGATAAACCAAATAATAATAGAGCTCCAATAAGCAATACTGCTAATCTTTTAAACATAGTTGTTCATTCCTCCTAATGTAAATAAATCCGTAAATATAATAACAAATTATTTATCTTTATATTGTCATATATTGTCGAACGGAAATAAAAAAGAGAGCTGGAGCCTTCAAGAAGGTATGGAAACAATTATGAGCTTCAACGGCCATCTTGGAATTCAATACCACAATTCATTTTTGGGAAGTGTATTTGAGAACCTTTTATTTTTGGATTATAAGAGTGCTATCACATTTACGACAAGCAATCTTCTCTTCCTCAAAAATGAATAAATTCTCAGCATCACATTCTGGGCATACAACCGCAAATGGTGTTTTTATATTTTTATAACATAGGAAAGAAAGGGCTGCCAGGATTAGAGCTGGTATAACAAGCATCATAATTAAGAATAGGCCCGCAAAAACGCCTCCAATTATGGAAAGTGGTTTCATTAGTTTTCTACCCACGGAGTTTACTTGATTATCCTTCTTACGAAAAGCAGTAACAATGTAAGTTTTGGTTTCTCTTACCTGCTCAAATGCTCTTACCGTATTGTAATCTTGTTCATTCATAGTGGGATAGGAAGTGTTTTGCCCTTGAAACCCTCGTTGTATATAATAGTTGTTGGACTCTGCTATTCGTGGTGTATACGAGATTCCAGTTCCAGGTATATAAGTTGTTGTTCTTGATTCAGGTGGAATGGAGTTCCCTCCCGTACCTGTGTATGTAAAGTTAATTTTCACACCCGGGGAAACTTGGATAATTCTACGAAACTTATAAGCCATAATATTGTATCCTCGCAATCTAATTAATATAATTATTTACTAATTATAACAATTTTTTAGTCTAACATTAATATATTAAGTTAAAACAAATTAATAAAAAAGAGTAATATTGAAGTTTACTAATTTAAGGCGTTTAAGGAGTCCTTTTTTATAAAGAAAAGACACCCTAAGATGCCTTCCTCCGACCTGAATCATTTTAACCTTAAATAATATCATTTTTCAAATTATAATAACATCTTATAATTTTATAGAAATATATAGAAATTTATACGAAAATATGACATTATATAACATGAATTTCTATTTTATTTAATATTTTTCCAAAGGAGGAAGATTTGTCTTGAAGAAATTGTTTTCATTTTTAGTATTTGTATTTGTAATTTTTTCAGCGAACAACATTTCATTTGCTGATGAAGTTATACCATTTAACAAATCGTTTTTTGCATATAACGAGCCATCGTTTACATCTGCAAAGGGAAATGGTGGAGCTCAATATGGACCTCAAAAAGCTCTAACTGTAAAAGAGAAGCGTTCAGATGGTTGGTGGAAGATAGGAACTTGGGAAGGCGATAAGTGGATTAATACCGATGGGGAAAAAAAGAAAATAGAGAAACCCTATATTACTTTTGCTGAACCTAAATTCACATCACCAAAAGGGAACAATGGTAATGTTATAGCACCTCAAGTAGTTACGGCGATAGATGGGCAAGAAGATGGATGGTTAAAGATTCAAACCAATGAAGGAGATAAATGGATTTTCCTTAATTCTGAAGCGGTAAAAGTGGATAAAAATTTCTATGCGTATAATGAACCTTCATTTACATCTGAAAAAGCAAGTGGCGGAAACCAATATGGGCCACAAAAATCACTTGTTGTAAAAGAAAAACGTACAAATGGTTGGTGGAAAGTAGCAACTTATGAGGGTGATAAGTGGGTTAACCTAGATGGGGAGTTAAAAGCATTTGATAAACCATTTTTAGTGTTTTATGAGCCTGCATTTGCATCTCAAAAAGGAAATATGGAAGTACCTTATAGTCCTACTACTATTAGAGTGGTTGATGGAAATACAAAAGGATGGTTTAAAGTTCAAACTTGGGAAGGCGACAAATGGATGTATCCAGGTGTTGCAGAGACAGTAGTACTTGATAAAAGCTTCTATAGCTATAATGAACCGTCCCTTATAGCAATTAAAGGAGCAGGTGGAAATCAATTTGGTCCTCAAAAATTCTTACCAATATTAGAAAAACGTCCTGATGGTTGGTGGAAAGTAGTTACATACGAAGGTCCTACGTGGATTGCTCCTGATGGAATCAAAATGCCAGTGAATGCTAATTTCACTACTTTTGATGAGCCTTATTTAGAAGCTAAGAAAAGTTCTGAGTTTGGTCCTCAAAAAAATTTAGTTGCTTATGATGGAAAAAAGACAGAGCAGGGAGATTTTTATCTAGTCGGTACGTATTTGGGACAGAAATGGATGTCTCTTAATGCTGAAAAAGAGTTCAATGAAAAAAGGGAACCACTACGTCAGGCATTAGGTTACAACGAAAATGATATTGGACCAGATAAAACACCTCAGCAAAGAGTTGCAGAAGCAAGAGCTGCCTTAAAAGCACAAGGGCTTGATGATACATACGAAGCTGTAAGAATACCTACAGAAGAAGAAAAAGCTGAGTTTTTAAGAAAAGAAGCAGAAAAACAAAAGAATCCAAAACAAGGCGTAGCACGTGCTGGAACAGTAACTTCATCTTGGAACATACCAGATGATTGGGTGCAAAAAGGTGACATTGTTATTACACCAGACTCTAACTATGGTGTTACAGGACATTCTGGTATTATTGGTAAAGACTTCACTGAAACACAAGGGTTCTCTGGTGCTAATAAAGGAGAATATCTATTAGTACATGCACCAGGAACATCAGCATCGCCTGCAATCAAAATAATGCCTTTATCAAAATGGGAGTTTATCCATAAGGGAAATCAGGAATACTCTAACTTTGTATATTTAAGGTATAAAAAGGATAAGGGAGCTGCATTTAGAGCTGCTGATTACGCCTATAATCATTTTTATCAGAATGGGTCTAAATATCGATATGATATTTTCGGAACTTCTGCAAAGAGTAACGATTATAAAACATATTGTTCTAAATTAGTTTACTTATCTTTCAGAGATGGAGCAGGAGTAGATTTCTTCCCAGTAAGTAATTTTTATATTATACATCCGTATGATTTCTTACGCCCAATGCCAGGGGTAATTGGATTACGGATTCACTCCTTTGGTAAAGGTGGAATGTGGTGGGGTTAAAATATAACTCTATCATATAAAATATAAAAGTGCCCTANNTAGGGCACTTTTATATTTTAAAAAAGCCATCCTAAGATGTCTTCCTCCGACTGGATTAAATATTAATCATTTTAGTTCGTCGTGTTTTCCTTGTTCCTCATGATCTTGCCCAAATTCAATTTTGCCAGTATGAGGATTATCCCAACGTACGTATTTGTACCATATGTTTGGTTCATCTTTAAATATAACATGTGCTCCATATTGAGTTTGTTTACTATCAAAAAAAGGTTTAATTTCTAAAACATCTGACTTTGCATACCCTTGTTCTTCTAAGTGCCACATAATCCCTATAATGGCTGCTTCTCTTAATTTTGGATCACCTGTAATAAAATAACGATCTATTATCCCTTTTCCAATTATAAATAAGCTAATTATAAGTAATAAAGATGTAATTATAAGAGCACCTTTTTGCATGTATAAATATCCTCCTTATTTTAATTTATCCTTTATATAAGAATAAGGGAATTGCACGTTAAAATATAGATTTAGGAATAAAGAAAAAAAGACACCCTAAGGTGCCTTCCTCCGACTTGAACCACTTTAATTTTAATAATATGTATTGGACTCCCATCCAAATATTATTTTACCATGTTAAGTTGTTTTGTTCATTGAGAAAAAGGTAAGATACACGAGATGTTTTTCCTTCTTCTGGATCAACTACATCTGGTTCCGCTGCTGCCAATATATTTTCTCCTCTGCAACTGTATATTTCTATCATACTATATAATTGTCAGTGAGTTTCCATATTATCATTCTGATTTATGGATATTTATATTTTTAAATACATAGCTGAAAAAGAATTCACGACACAATACAAATAAATCCCTATAGCAAAAAATGCTAGTAAAAGTCTTAATAATTGGTCCTTACAATATATACTTACTAGTATTCCAAAAGGAATTAGTAAAATTAGCGGTGCACACAACAATAAAACGCCTTTATATAAGCTGTCAGTTGTAATTTGATTAATAAGTTCTATATAGAGTGACATATGATGTCCCTTTCTAAAATTAATCTATTTATTGTTATAATACATTATATATTCCATAAAGAAAAGACACCCTAAGGTGCCTTCCCGGGACTTGAACCATCTTAATTTTGAAAAATGGCATTGAAGGAATTTCTTTATTTATAACTATATTAGGGATGTTAATAATGGTATTTTATAGTGATATGAAAAAATTAATTATTAATGAATTTAAAATAAAGAGAAGACCGAACTAGAATAACAATCTAGTTCGGTCTTCTTTTTATTTGTTTACTTGGAAAACTTAATTAAAGTTTCTTAATTATTACTTGTTCGCCATCCTTCATAATGTCCTGTCCATGAATTTTTACTTACTTCAGTTGCTCCTTTTAAATACCAAGTCACTCCATCCCACTCTTTTACAGTAGGTATTTCCCCTTTTGATTTGTAACCAGGGAAGTCTTGTTTTTCTTTTTTCTTAACAAAACTTTTTTTATTATCAATCGTTTTTAATTTTACACCTGTATCAGTAGGTGTTTCCGCAAATACTCCTCCAGCACCAGATAACATAATTCCAGTTGCTAATGTTCCAATTATTACTTTCTTGAACATGAAAAATCCCCCTTTTTTGGAATGAATATTACATAAATAATGATATCATATTATTTGTATTTTCTAACATTTTAATTTATTTATAAATATTTTATTGAATATTCAAACTATATGATTTAATATGAAAAGATTTACAAATAATTAGTACTATTAGTAGTGAATCTCAAGTAAATGACTGGAAGAAAATTAAATCATTTATGGGGTAAGAAGTATAGAATCCAAGCTTTTTCAATTTAAATTTATATTCAAAAGTTTATTTTCAGATTAGAAAAGGTTAGCTCCTCGATCCCCTTTTTGAAAATAAAGAAAAGACACCCATATAAGAGTGCCTTTTCCGATAGTTTTTTAGCAGAAGCAAGCAGCTCCAACGATGATTAATAAAATAAATAATACAACTAATAAAGCAAATCCTCCTGCAAAGCCACAGCCGCCACCGCAGCTACCACCAAAGCCCATAATAATTCCTCCTTTAAATAGTAGGAGAAAAATAAGGAGTCACTCATGTATTTTAATGGATTCAAATTACTTTATGTTTTTATGGATTAAATGAGCAGGTCCTTTTGAAAATAAAGAAAAGACACCCTAAGGTGCCTTCCTGCGACTTGAACCACTTTAATTTTAATAATATGTATTGGATCCCCATCCAAATATTATTTTAAGTAATGTTGGTTATTGAAAAATATGGTTCAAATCTATATTTTATTAAGTATACTATTTGTTATTTTTCACTTCTTCTTTAACTTTTATAATTTTCCCTTTAATTTCGTCAGAGATAATGACATCAATATTGCCTTTTGTTTTTTTGTATTCTTGAAGTAATTCATTCGCATTTTGATTAAACGTTATTAATGTCCCGCTCGGTGATTCCATTTGTTCTTTTAAAGCTGTAATGGTACTGTACATTTTTTTATATTCTTCATAAAGTTCCTTATACTTTTCTGGTTGTTCTTTTGCAGCTTCAGATAACTCTCTTAGGCTCATTTCCATGCCGATATAGGTTGAGGACACAGTATCAATTGTTTTATCAAATGATTTTTTCTTTTCAGCGATAGCTAGATTGAAATCCTTACGATTATTAATTGCGTTTGACCAGGTTGTTGAGTATCCAGATAATACATCCTCGGAGATCATACCCATTGTTTCCGTTGCGATATAAAATGCAGCAGCAGATGCAATATTATTCGCTTCTTTCTTTTTTTGCTTTTCGGTTTCTTCCGAATTTTTTTGTACCATGTTCATAGATACAAGTGCGATTATTATAACTATAAAACCAATGACACTGCCAATAATTTTTTTATTCATATACATTCCTCCAATCGATTGTTCTCGGATGTTAGATTTTATTTATCGAATCAAAATAAAAGCACTCTTTCGAGTGCCTATTTTATGCAGATACAGTAGCTTTATCTTTACGGAAGATACCCATTAATCCGCCGATTAATAATAATACTCCTGGTAATAAGTAAATCAGAGAAATACAAATAAATCCTCCGATAGCAGCAACAGTCATCATGATACCGCCAACTTTCGCTTTACTTCTTACCATAACAGATCCAACGATTCCTAATACAGATAGAGCTACAGCGCCCCAACCTAATCCGATAATCGTATTTGCACCATCAGCTTCGAAAGCTGCTCCCATACCACCGATTAATAGTGCAACAAATGCACAAATAATACCAAAAATACCACCAATAAGTCCTAATACAAATTCAGCTGTTCGTTTCATGTTTAACTCCCTATATAATTATTTAGATTTAAAGAATACTTTATTCTGTTTCTGAGTTTCAAATTGAATCGTAAAGTCATCACCAGCATTTACAACTTGTGAAATATAACCTTCGCCTTCAGCGCCTTTGTATAATTTTTGATGTAACTGGTTAGGTGTTACAGCGGATAGTTCATGATTATATACTTGTCCTTCTTTTGATACTAATTTAAAGTTCATATCAGACAGTAAATATTCAAAATCTTGTGTTTCAGCATCTACTACTTTCCCTTTTACTTTAACTAATACCCATTCTTTTCCCTCAGGAGCAGGTTCGTTGAATTCATTTTCTTTTTTTAGAATTCCAAAAGCTTGTTCACCACGTATAACTTCTAAAATGGAAACTTCAACTTTCGCTTTGAATTTCTTAAATTCTCCACCATCAGTATTTAAAATAACATCGTCTATAGAAGCAGTTTCATTAAATGCTATAGGATTAGAACGGTTACCCTTAGCAGATTCTGTTTTTCCTTCTTTTGAATTATCTTTTTTTGTTTCTTGTTTTGGTTGCTCTTTTTCTTTTGTTTCTACTCCATTACTAGTCTTCTCGTTAGATCCGCATGCAGCTAAACTAAAAGCAAGTGCTCCTGTTAAAGCGATTGTACCCAATTTCTTATACATTATGTTTCCTCCAGTTATGTAAAATGTAAGATTTCCGAAACTATCATAACAGAAACGGTTACAACTATTTTGTCATATTTTGTCGAACGAAAATAAAAAAAGAGAGCCGTAGTATCCAATGGGAAAATGATAAGAATTTACCAATGGAAATGAGAGAGGTTGTCCCCTTGCTAATTAAAAACTTCCCCTATGTTGTACAAATATTGAATAATACTTTTTATCAGATTTATAGGGGAGATACGGTTTTACTGTGGGAAGGAGTATGTATCAAAAGGTGTACCTTTTGATGTATATATATTCTTATAGGGTTGGAAAACAGTTCTTTATAAATTTGCGATTTTTTTTTGGTTATTTCAAGATTAAAAATGAGAAAAAATCCTTGATAGATGCCATAATAACTATTAGTAAACCAACGCTGTGTGGGGGCTCGCCCACACACGACGAGCCAGTACATACACCCAAAAACAGGGGGAAAGCCATAAATGCAAATCTAAAAAACCTGTTCAAAATATCGAACAAGTTTTTTAGATACATTCACTTTAGGAAAAAACTTTAAATTACTGGTAATGATGTGTATTACACATATTTTTACAGACATAGAAATTACCTCCTGATGTTAGCATGCAATGGGTAAAACAATCAGGATAAGATGACATTTGGGTTATAGGAGAAGTTACCCAAAGTTCCTTCATGCACGTCTCCATACAAGCCCCTATATCTGGTTTATTCTGACACTGTTGAGCACAGAAAGATGTTCCTGGTGGATGGTTATGATAGGACATGATTGCAGGAGAATTTGAGGACATTTCTACCGGTCCTGGTTCTGGTATTGGTATTGGAGGTCCTGGCTGAGTTGCACAAGGTATTGAGATACATATTGGTTGTTCATAATAGCAATTTCCATAAGGATCACAGCGACGTATTAAAAAACATTGTAAACATTGCATAGTGTTTTCTCTCCTTTTAATTCATATATTAATCTAAATGTAAATTAAGGTTTTATAAGATATTTTAAGAGTTTTACATAGTCATTCAAATTATAGATTATGAGTAATTTATCTAATATGATTGGGTATTTTTAAGTTTTTACTTGTCTAAGGGAAACCACTAAGCGGTTATATGGCGAAAGTTTCTTTACCATGAGGGGGGTTCCCCTCATGGTAAAGAAAACGTGAAATAAATAGCGTCCATCGGGGCAACGCGAAGGGAAGACCGATGTCTTCCCTTCCTACATAAAAAAGGTCCTCCAGATTGTTTAGCTGGGGACTTTTGTGTTTACATAATTATCGTTATTGGAAGTAAAGTAAACCCCTCTTAATGGGGTACGAACACTGTTCTTGTTATAATTAGTCTTTTTCAGAACGTCTATAATCCTCTTTTAAAAAATATATGTAAATATAATAAAAAACGAATGATTAATAGAAATATTCTACGCCACTCGTTTTTTATCGGACTTCTTTTTACTGTACTTTTATTTTCTTTATGAGTTATTAGAAAAATAATTGTCTATATAAGTCTTTATTTTTTCAAAATCCTTTTCCATAAATAAGATTGCTGGTACTTCAATTATTGGAAGATTATTTTCATTATCAAAAGGTGGACACGGTTTGGGAACTACCAAATAGTCAACTGAGTTTTTATCCCTAATATAATTAATTGAAACATCATAATACTTAGAAAAATATTCCTTCAAATCATCCTGATTCCTTAAAAATGGTAGAGAAAATATTGAACCATAATTTATACCAGCGTCGACAATTAATACAAAGCATATTTTTTTCATGATACACCCTCCTCGTATAATAAGTTTTAAGTTAATAACTGTTCCTTGAAAATTAAATAGTTTTTATCTTCAAGAGCTACATCAAAAAAATGATGTATGGGTAAAATTTAGTCTTGGATACTGGGGGATTTCCCTACCTTATTCAAAGAAAGGCATTACATGCTATTCCGAATGTAATAAAACAAATAAAATACTAAGACAACAACAGTAATAATACTCGATGCTGTTCTGAAAGTTTTGTTTTCATACGTTTTATTTAACAAGAAGAAGAACAAAACGACCCAGACCCCGTTGGAAAAGAATGATGTTAGTGCATTGAAAATAACTCGAAACACAAACATAGAGTCTTCCATTAGCTTTTCACCCTAGTCATTTTCCTTATTATACCATTATTAAAAAGTGATGTGCGGTGTTTTTTTGATTGTATATTCTATACATGCTTGGTTAACATAACGTCTTATTATTGGTAGCAAGGACAAGGAGGAATCCCTACTTTCACAAGGGAACCTCCTTTTATTGTTCTATGGATCTATTTATTTTTTTATACATTCCTATCCTAGCACGGTTTTAGAGTTCTCGTTTGTTACTGGGTTCGTCGAAAAACTGTATAAAATCTTGCATACTCTTAGCTTGTTTTTTCTATGGAATGCTGCCGATACCTTTTTAATGCATAAAGAAAAGACACCCTAAGGTGTCTTCCTGCGACTTGAGCCATCGTAATATGGTATCGGATGCCAATCCAAATATTATTTTACCATGTTAAATTGTTTTATATATTGAGAAATATGAATCAGGTCTATATTTTTAAATTACTTGATTACGCCACCAGAAACTCCGGACATTGCCATAATATCAATTATTTTATCTGATATAGTGGCTTCTTTTCCGCCTCCGTAGTAGGCATTTAATGCATCAATAAACCAATATGCGTCGGCTGTTACAGAACTACCACCAGATTTCATTGACTCAATAACTGTTTGAACATATATAAATTTATCATCAAATGATAATTTAGCCCAATCTCTACCAGTCGCATTCTTAATTTTTTCTACTTCTTCATTAGTTGATGAAGAAGTGCCAGTTGAAGGTGGTGTAGTACTGGTTTCAGTTTTGACAGGTTTAACAGGTATTCCATCTTTAGCGCTTGCATCGTAAATGATATTACTTTCAGTATAACTTTTATCTTTATCATCTAAGTGCAGCTGATCTCCAATTGAGTAAGAATAATATGTGTAATATTCGTGTTTCTCTGTTTGTAATACAACACTAAACACTTCGCATGCAACGCCTTGTCCACAATATAAATTTCCCGCACCATCTTTGCCTTGCGGTTTTCCGCCTTGTTTTTCAATGATTTTACCTATGGATACCAAGTATTTATATTGTTCCTTAGGTTGTAAGTTATCAAATGAATCGTTAAGGGAAGCTACGATGTCATAAGAATAATATGGATTTTCAGCATTTGGATCTGTATTTTCTAATTCTTTATACATTACGGATTTTAGATGATTTTTAATTTCTTTATCCTTTGATATTTCGGAGACGATACTATCCAAATTTTTAGTAGTATGTTCTGGTCCGCCACAACCTGATAAAACTAACATTGCAGTGATAATAGTTAAAATGATTCTTTTCATAGTTGTCCTCAATTCTTATTGTTTTAATGGATGCCATTTGCAATATGTAAAATTTCTCATCTCATAGTAGCAAACGATTCATTTCTATATTGTCATATTGTGTCGAATGAAAATAAAAAAAGACACCCTAAGGTGCCTTCCGCCGACTTGAACCACTTTAATTTTAATAATATGTATTGGACTCCCATCCATATTTTCTTATTTTATGTTGTGCTTATCCTTTTGTACTTTACTCATAAATTGTGCAACGAATTTTAATTCATTAGGGTTAAGATTTTCTAATTGTTCTTGTTGCTCATTTGTTTTTAAACGCACTTTTATAATTCTATTAAATGCTTCTTGCCCTATTTCATCGAGTGATGAGTAAAGTTTAGGTAAGTATTTTAATTGCTTAGGTGTAAGCTTGCCATCTTTTTTTATAGATTGATCGGTAATACCTTGGTGAAACTTATTAGGATATTTAGATAAATAATCATCTAATGATTTGTATAGGATATTTTTCCAATAGTCGTTTTTATCTTCTGTTAGTCGTTTTTTATTTACAAGATTTCCATGTATATCATAAAATTCTGTTTTGAAGTCATCTGTGAATTTCCCTATACAATCTGAACCTACAACCATTGTATTGTTGTTTAGTTGATTTTTAATTGTGTATTCATAACGGATTTCTTCATGATCACATAGTTCGCATTTTGCATTGCAATCCTCATTGTCTTCTAACCCTATATACACCCATTCTTTGCGTGCTTTTTGGAAATCCTTTTTTTCCTCACTCATTTCTAATAAATTTTTTCTCGCTCGTTTTTTCCAATCGTTCTCCATTATTTTTCTCTCATTCCTTTCTATTAAATTAATATGATATTTTTCCGTGGATTTGTATTTCAAAGAGACAAATAAAAAAGACCACCCGTAAGCTCGTAAAAGCATGGGTGGTCTCCTAAAATCAGAAAATAGTATTTAGTTGTGACCACTCACCTTGCGGTAGCAGTTGTTCAAAGAGACGTTCCAATATCTCTTCTTTTATAATATGTACGTACAAAAAATATCAAAATATCAAAATATCATTAAATAAATTATAGCAAAGGTTTTAAAAAAAGAAAAGACACCCAAAGGTGCCTTTTACAGACTTGAACTATCTTAATTATAATAATATTTATTGTATCACGCTGGTTTATAGCGATTATTGAAAGATACAATTCAAATCTATAATTTTTGTAATTTACTTCAGTTGCTGTCTTTCTTTGTTCGGCTTCCATTTGATGTTCATTTGCTATATGCCCAGTTGCAAAGCTAATCTTGATTAATGAATACAATGCAACTCCATTAATTATTAAAGATAGATTAGGTCATACAATAACATTAAGCACTTATTCACATTTATACTCAAATGTGAATTTTGAAATTGCTAATAATATGACTGAATCAATTAAATACACAACCGTTAAAAAAGAAAACAAAACTTAAAGGTAATTAAAAGAATCTGTGAATATTTAATTTCTGAAAATATATGCAGGATCTTTTGAAGTTTTATCCAATACTCACGGGTTCTTTTGAAAATCCATGTAATGCATTAGGCAATATTAAATCGTTAGAGATTCCTGCCAATGCACGTAGCTTATTAAACATTGTAGCAAAATCTTTAATAAATTCTTTTACGTGCTTTTCATTAACCGGATCTTTTAACCAATATTTATATACTTCTATTAAGAAAAATTTAAATTCTTTAAATAACTCTTTATATTTTTCTCTCCTAATACCACTAATAGACCTGCCTGCATCCTCAAGTTCTTTAATATGTTTTTCAATTTTATCTCGCTCTTTTATTACATATTCTATTACGAAGTTTTTTTGATATGCATTTTGTATAATCATAGGCTGCATCCAAAAATCATTATATTCTTCACATTGTAAAAGTAAATCTAAATAATTAAACAATAGCGCCTCAGGATTTTTACTACCTGGAAGAGTTATAATTTTTTTTGGCCAATCATTGTTCATATCACCATCTAAAATACAAAAAGCATTTACTAAGTTATTTACTAAATATGTATCACTAAACATATTTTTCAAATTATTCGAACCTATATTCATATCTACAAAATGCAAATAAGAACTAGCACGCTCAAATAAATTATTATCTCTGTCCAAGAATTTTATATAATCTAAAGTAACTTGTATTAAAAGTCGAGCTTCCTCATCTTCAGTAAATACTGCAATTTTTTTTGAATAATCATCTTGATTTCGCTTTTGTTTTAAATAGTTTCGAATAAGAGAAATATCTAAATTTCTCCCATTAGGATTCTTTAGTTTCTCTACATTGTGAAGTAAATCTATTAAATATACTACGTTTTGTTTATAGTCTAAAGCAACTTCTAATAAGTCAATACTGTGTGTTGTGCCAATAACTTGCATCTTATATTTTTTTGAGTACTCTAAAAGTAAAGTATACAACTTTGCTTGATAAAAAGGATGTAAAGTAGCATCGAGTTCATCAATTAATAATATACTTTCTACTTCCTTTTCACTTTTATCCAAGGTTTCATAATAATATCTTAACGATACTAAAGCTGTAATAATAATATACAGGTTATCTTCTCCTGCCGAAATAGTATTAGAATCTACACCTTCTTTTTCAGTAGTAAATTCGGCTCTAATTTTTTGCTTAACTATTGAGGTGAATTTTTCGGAGTTATTAATCTTTACATTGGTGAAATCTTCATAAATCTCATTTATACAATTTATATGATTATCAGGAAGCTTTTTACTTAAAGATTTCAACAACGGTGTTGAATTATTTCGAATGATTAAATCATTCAATGCTTCTCTATGTTCTTCTTTTAGGCTAGACATTATTTCCTCTGGTATCGATAATTCTGAAAGGTCTTCTATTTCACCATAAGTGAGAAGGCGACTAAGTCCTAAATAAATTACAGGCATTTCGGGTAAGTGCTCACCTTTTCCTTTTGGATAATAAGGCTTAAGAGAATATCTAAAATTAGGATTTCCTTTTCCAGAAATATGCTTTCTGAAATTTATATTGTAATGATCATAATAAGTTACATTTAAAATATCCCCAGTTATATCTTTAGCGGGGTCATTATTTGTCTTATCTCCCTTAGTTAAATTCTCTACTTTAGGATTAAATTTATTATTAAGCTGTTGAATTATTTGTATGCATCTTTTCAGATCAGTACTTTTAGTAGATTGAACTACTTTTTGATAACTGTTACTTACTAAATAAAGCAGTGAGGATTTACAAGTCCCATTCCCTCCAGATATTAAATTTACATTTGGCGAGAATTCAATATCAAAGTTCGATAACTTTCTATATTTAACAATATCCATCTTTTTAACCATACTGTATACTCCATTCTTTCCTTATTAACATTTCTATACAATTTTACACTATTTAATTAGCTGGCCAATCATAAATTTATATGATAATATGAATAAAATATTAAAAATCGTAAAATTTATTTATAAAGTGGTGATATATTATGAACGAAAAGGATTTTAAGAAAATAATCCAATCTAAGTTAAATATTCAATTAGAGAACTACATTTTAAATTTCTCTTCTCCTCAAAATCCTTTGAATATAGAAAAAATTTCCAGAGAGGTAATTAAACAAAGTCACATAAACCCTAACACAGCAATTGAAAAGATATTCTATGAAAAACTTTCAACTGAAGAATATAAAGCTTACAAAAGTCATTATAATATAAAAAACAAGCTATCCCCTTTAAGATACCCCGGTGCTAAAAGTAAGGTGTTAAATAGATACACTAAATATTTTAAAACCCAACATAGTGAATATAGAGAACCTTTTGTGGGAGGAGCTTCAATTTTTTTAGGTAAACACCCAGTTGACATTAATGTCTTAAATGATAAAGATTATAATGTCTATGCTTTTTTATACGCTGTTAAAAATTATCCAGATTTACTATGCCAAAGGGTAAAAGAAACAAAACCGACCATTAATTTATGGTTGGAAAAAAAAGCAGCTAACTTAAATGATAAAGGTATATTAGAAACTGCATTCGATTTCTTCTTTTTTAACAGGACTAATTATTCTGGAATTTATAGTGCTAACCCTTTAGGGGGATTAACGCAAAAATCTAAATATAAGATAGACTGTCGATGGAATAATGAGAGATTATGCAAGCAAATTACAGAAATGAGTAATAAGCTGAAAAATGTAGAATTATTAAATACTGACTTCGAAGAAATAATTTCAAGGGAAGGTAAAGACGTTCTACTAATTATTGATCCCCCTTACTATCATAAAGGTAATAGCTTATATTCTACAAAAATGTCTCATAACGATCATTTGAGATTGGCTGAACTACTCAAAAACACTCAACATAAATACGTGCTTACTATTGATGAATGTCCTGAAACAAGAGAAATTTATATGAATGAAAATACATATATTAATCAAGAAACTTGGAAATACACCGTTCACTCTAAGAAATCTGATAACAATGGTAAAGAACTTTTTATTTCAAACTTCCCAGTAAATTAAGTATTATTTGTATCATTAAAGGTATCAATATAAATAAAAGCTTGACGAGCCTACTATTATAGGCCCGTCAAGCTTTTACTTTAGTGATGCAACAAATATTACAAATGAAATAGCTGATGTAATGAATAGCTTTCTAGTTTTTGTTTGTTACAATTGGTTTTTGGCATCTTTTAAGTAATCATTGAAAGGATCGTCACATCCTAATCTACGATAAAAATCTTCGGCTAAGTTATAAGCTGTTATAAGAGCCCATTTAGAACTACCAAAACCTAAGCATTTGTTAGGAAAGTATGAAGGGACATTCGAGAATAATGGATTTGGATCGAATTTCCCACCATATTTTATTTCCAGTTCTTCTGTGTTTCCTTCATATTCAACCCACTCCGGTTTGTAATGAACTAAATTATTTCTTAACTCAACCAACAGCTTTGCATCTTGATAGGGATTAGTTTCTTCATCGAATATATTTTGTCCTGATTTTTCTAGAACAGTCTTATATTTACGTAAGATAGAGTGACGTTCATTATTCTTAATAGGCTCCCACCAGCTAAGAACATTGTTTTTTTGCTCAGAAGTAAGGGCTAGTTTTGAATTATGTGTAAAATCTTTTATATGGTAATTAAGGCATTCATTAATTGTGGCTTCCATAAAATTAGCAGCAGATGTAATAGCCCCAATAGCATAGTTTCTGCTGTCTGTTCTTTTCTCATAACTTTCTTCCGTGTCTGAATTCTCAAGCTTTTTTCCTTGCAAAGCGAGGTCTACACCCAAAATAAAGTGTGCTTCTCCTAAAAAAGATATAATTTTATTTGTCATATGTCTGTTTTCGCCCCTCTTGAATTAATTTATTCATTTTATTTAATTATATCATTTTTCTGATTTTAATAGTGCGAATTTATAAATGTTTTATTTGGAAGAGCGTGTTTATATTTCCCCTGACGTAGCTTCTGGATTTGTAGAGGTAGTAAAAGTAGTACTTGAGAAATTCAAAGTAAATGCAATGGCTACCTATTCGAATTTGTATCAATATGTATGGGTGATATTGTATATTGTTAAGTAGTAAAAAAAGAGAGCTGTAGCTCTTCTGGTTAATACGATAAAATATGTATGTGGGCACCTCATACAGAAAGATGCACTATTGCATATCCTTATCCGGAAGCGCGAGAAACATTGATATAAAGCTATCTTCAAACTTTCTCAACATTTTTCTGATAACCACACGACTGAATTTTGGCAAAAATATGATATTATGAAAATAATAAAATAAACGGAACGAAAAAAAGACTCACAGCGTGTGTAAGTAGTGTTCGCACCACTCTTACACCGTTCGCCCGACTCACCAGGGGAACATCTGCCATAAGTCTCTTTTCGGTCACTTCATGAGTAACAATTACATTATAACATGCCGATATTACTAAAGCATTACTGTGGTATGAATTTCCTGTTTATAATTTGAGGAAAATAGCGAAGCGTCTTTGTTCCAAAAGGAGCAAATTTGATGGATCAGACACTTATACAAAAAAAAGAAGAGTTAAAAAGAAAAGAATTAATGAAATTCTTAAGTAGCATTATCGATGAAATTGATTTTCAAAGAAGGAATCAAGAAGACATCGCAAAAGAATTAGGTATTTCAGGAGGGGCACTCTCGAAAAACTTATCAGGTAAAAGTCAATTTAATTTTTGGAATATGATTAAGCTGCTTAATATCTTGTACGATGACAATGTTTTAAAGAAAAAAGAGATGATGCATAAGTTTTGCTCGGTTACAAAGAGCAAACAAAATTTGAGAATTGCAATGGAATATGCAAATTTAAAAGGTGACTTAGAATTATTAAAATTAATTGTAGAAATAGAAAAAACGTCCTCGTTGGCGATGAATAGAGAATGGGCTTATGTATACGAATTGGTATGGATGCGAAGTAAAGGTGTCGTTAGTGGTAAAAATTTATTAGAGAAATTAGAAGATCGTAAGAAAAGTAAGGTAATTAAGACACAAGAAATGAAGGTTTTATACGGAATACTAACTTTTTATACGATGTATGATTTAGAGAAATTCAATTCATTGTTCGAATACGCTGAAGTATTACTGCCTAAAGTCGAAGAAATTCAAGATGCTTTTATTAGAACAGCATTTGCGGGAAGAATTAAAGAAGGCTTATCTTACGCCTATTTAATGCAAGATAATGTTGATAGATCAAGGGAATTGTGTCATGAAATTATGCATTTAAAAGATGATAAAAATTGTTTTTCTCTTTTAAGGGTGTCAGCTTTGGTATACCTTGCAGAATCTTATACTTTCGAAAGTTATGAAAGAGCTTCTTGGTACATCAATAAATCGTTAGAAATGTTAGGTGCATGCCATTTTGAGAGAGCGATTAAAAGAAAAGAAAATGTTATGAATACTTTAGCTTTTATTAAGCTTGTCTATAATAAAGGACTGGAGGAAATCGAAATATATAACGTATGTGAAGAAGCTTTTTATCAAGTGTTAATCGGTCGTTCTGATGTGGCGGTGAAACTTTTAAAGGAAATTGAAAGAAAAGATGAGAAGTTGAGTCCTATGAAAAAATGCATATTAGGATATGCGTTGAAAGACATTGATTTATTAAAAGAATCATTAGTGGATTTCGAGTGTGCAGGTAATAGGTTTTATAGCAAATTACCTAGAAAAATGTTGGTAGAATTTAATAAAATTGGTATAATATATAAGGGTGATGCTAAATGAAAAAAGTGTTAGCTATATTAGCAACAGTTGCCGTAGTCGGAGTACTATACATAACTCCTGCTAAAGAGCAGAAAGAACAGTCAGCGCAAACAGCAAAGGTTGTTCAGGAAAATACGTATAGAATGATGGTTGATCCTGGAGGTGGAATGGGCTAATATCCCGTTCCCAAAGGTTACGATATAAATATTATGAATGCGATTGTCTCAATAGAGGCAATCGCATTCGCTGTTTCTAGAGATATTTCCTAAATATCGGATTTAATATTCAAGAAAAAATTGTGAAATATTCACAATTCACTATAAAGCTATTGGAGGATGTCGGGGATGACAAGAGATGAGGTTTTAAAGGGATTTTTATTGCAAGCTGCTGAATTATCTAATAACGATGAGCAAACAATTGATTTATATATTGAAATGTTGTTTAATACAGAACAAAAAAATAGCCACGCCTCGTAATGGGATTGGCTATTTTTCCGGCTGGTTATTTAATTTTTCGAACTCTGCCATTAAATTCTCTGCTTGTTTCATAATCATTTCACGTTGGGATTCAGGGAGGTTAGCTAATCGCTCTTTCATCGCCCTGAATTTTACGTCTAACATTTCGTTTAGTTTTTCTTCTGCACTTCGCCCTAACAAGAAATCTGTAGTTACATTAAATACTTCTGCGATTTTTGCAGTTACTTCTCTTGAAGGTTGCTTCTTTCCAGATTCGACTTTCGAAATGAAAGATTCACTAACATCTACTTTTTCTCCTAATTCTTTCTGAGACCATTTTCTCTCTTTCCTTAGTTCTTTTATCCTAATGGATAGTATAGGTAACATGATTTTATTCCCCTTTAATTACTGTTTTATATGAAATTTTAATGGTTTTGTTTTACATTGACTATAGTATATATTCTACATAAGACTTGACCACTAGTCCATTTCTTGTTTTGAAAAATAAATTTTTAAACAAATAATTGACCTAAGGTCAAGTTAGGTGTACAATGAAAATGTAATCGAGAGGTGAAGCCGATGAAAATAAAAGGGAGTTACATAAAAGAACTTCGTATGAGTAAAAAACTTACACAAAAACAACTCGCTGAACTATCACAAATCAGTGAGAGCATGGTTTCGAAGATAGAATTAGGTGTTAAATCAACTAAGATTGAGACATTAAAAAAAATAGCCAATGCTTTATCAACAACAATGGATGACTTAGTAGGATGAGGTCATTTTTAAAACAACACTAACTTGACCTTAGGTCATATTAATCAAGGTTAACTTGACCATTAAATAATAAAGGTGGCGGTTTAAATGATGGAAGAAAGCATATTCTCACATTTAATGATTCTGGTGTCAGTTATCGGGCTTTTGGGATTCATTCAACTTATGGATCGAATAGACAAAAGGTTTATGAAGGATGAACAGTAATGGATAAACAGCAGCGTGATGAATATGAACAAAAGAAACTCTTGTGGATCATAAAGGATTTAAGAGCTAGGGGTGTACATAACAGCGCAGATAAGGTTGAGGAAACATACAAGAAGTATATCACTCTAGCTGAACGATAAAAGCCCTACAGGGGATGTAGGGCAAGACTAAGGGTATTAAAGAATTGTCGATTCTAAAAGTAAAGGACTTCTTGGAACGTTATAAGTTTAACACGAAATTTAATAAAACTTTATATAAAGATGTTACGAAATTATGGATGTAAAAAACAAAGATAAAAATTATGAAAAAAGTTGATAATCCATGGAACCTATAAGGGATTATGTTTGTAATGGCGTCTTTATAAAGTTAGTAGGACAGGATTTTGCTTGTCGTAATATTCAGGAATCTAATAGGATGCCCCACCTAATAGGCAGGTTCCTGGGTATTACGATGCGTGAAAGCATCAAAAAAGCCCGTACAGAAGCACGGGCCGGTTGTTACACATATCGGTAACTAAATTTTAACAGTTTTTCAGAAAGTTAGCTATTGAAAAATAAAAAACGCTCGATGGCAACGAGCGCTGTAGAGAAAACATTCCCTAAAATTAGCTACCTCTATTATACCATAAGTTTTCTCTCAGTAAATAAGGAGGAACGAAAAATGATTGAAAACAGAATGTTAATCGGAAATCACCACGATTCATCAGCAAGGGACTTCATTGAAGAGTGTGCGGGTTGCAATGGGGAAATATACTTCGGTGAAAGTTGCTTAGATTTCGATGGTACTTACCTACATGCAGAAACAGAGTGCATTACTCAATATGTGAAGTCTCATTCTACAGAGAAAGTAGCAGGTGAATAAGATGGCCCTACAAAACAAAATTGAAGCTGAAATTCAAATTATGAAGAGTTTAGTTGAACGATATAAGCAAAGTAATGAACCTAACGCTGCATCAATGGTTGTAGCCTATGAATACGGATTACAGGCACTTACGGAAGTATATGAAGTTAGTAAACAAACAGAAGTATCACCATTTTAAAGGAGAGGGAGATTCATATGATAATTGAAAATTACTTTTCTAAATTAGCTCAAATAGATTGCACGGAACACGTTGAAAAGAAAGGGCGCTTTAACTACTTATCATGGGCATGGGCAGTTAAAAAACTTCGTGAGGTTGATCCAACAGCAACATGGGAAGTAAAACGATTTAATGGGGCGCCTTACCTCAAAACAGATTGTGGTTACTTTGTAGAGGTTGAAGTAACTGTACAAGGAATACCACTAAGTCAGATTCACCCAATACTTAACAATCAGAATAAGCCAATTGCAGAGCCTAACAGCTTTGACATTAACACAAGTATCCAACGGTGCTTAGTAAAAGCAATTGCACTTCACGGATTAGGATTATACATCTATGCAGGTGAAGATTTACCAGAAATCCAAGAGGAAATGATTACTGCTCAACAAGTCGGTGCAATCAAATTAAACATAAAAAAATTAGCTACTCTTCGAAAAGTGGATGAAAACACGATTAAAGGACACTTAAGTATTAAAGAAGTTGACGAATTGACATTAAAACAAGCCGAAGAAGTACTTAAGAAATCAACAAAGTGGGTTAAACAGGCTGAAAAAGAAACTTCTGAAATCGAAGAACAAGTAGAAAAAATAGAACAAACAAACTAAGGAGATGCTAAGCCTATGTTAGACAAAAATCACTCTAAAGTCGTCCTTCCGAGGTGGGTGTGGAAGGGCGCACGGAATGAAAAAGAAGCAAGAGTAAAGGCGATTGAGTACATTACTCCCGATCGCTATCCAGGATACAAAGTAATTAAGATTCAAGGCGACATAGCGGTATGCGAAAGGGTGAATGCGTGATGTTTAAGATACCTGTAAGGCGTGGATCGATGAAAGAGATGTTAATAGCAGTTCGCGATTTAGAAAAACGAGGTTATGACTATGTAACGCCAATCAAACGAATATATAGGGCAGAAAGAACTTTTTATCATGAAGGTAAGTTCAGGGGGAGAGAAAAGGTTCGGTTTACTGGCATGGAAGACAATGTGAGCTATGAATGTTGGATGAAGAAGGTGAACTAAATGGCGAAATACAGACACGTACAAACTTCATTTTGGTCAGATGCAAGAGTTTCAGAAGAGATGACGCCAGAGGATAAATACTTTTACCTCTATCTAATGACTAATGAGCATACAAACCAAATTGGAGTTTATCAGATAACTAGAAAACAAATGGCTTTTGAATTGGGTTACTCAATTGAAAGTGCAAAAGCTTTATTGGATCGCTTTATTAATCATCATGATTTGGTGGTTTATAACGAAGGAACTAGAGAACTTTGCATACTTAACTGGGGAAAATACAACCTTAACAAAGGTGGCAAGCCGATTGAGGATTGCATAAAGAAAGAGCTAAAAAGTATTAAAGATTTGTCGTTAGTACGACTGGTGCTAGAACGAACAGAAAACACCTCGTTAGTACAAAAGGTCAGTGTTTATGTGGGTCTTGACGATACGTCCCACGATACGTCAACGATACGGGGACAAAAAGAAAAAGAAAAAGAAAAAGAAAAAGAAAAAGAAAAAGAAAAAGAAAAAGAAAAAGAAAAAAAGACTTCTCGTCACAAGTTTGAAACTTGCGACACCAATGCAGCGAAATATTTGTTCGAACTAATTAAGGGTAATAATCCTAAACAAAAAAGGCCAAAATTCGATTCATGGGCAAATGAATTTAGATTAATGCGAGAACGAGATAACAGAGAACCGCAAGAGATTAAAGATGTTATTGATTGGTGCCAAGCAGATCCATTTTGGCAAGGGAATATCTTATCTCCTAAAAAGCTACGTGAAAAGTTCGATCAACTTACTATTCAAATGAAATCTAAAAAAGGAGCGAAGAACAATGCAGAGAGCGGCGGCAGCAATACCAACCGATATAGCCAAAAGGGTGAATATGACTATGGATTCTGATGTGTGTGATACGCACGGCATGAATAAGAAGAAGTTCGGTGGACAAGTTGTTTGCCCTCGATGCTTCCTTGAAAACGAAAGTAAAAAGCTTCAGCAACAGGAACAAGCGAAATATGATGCGGATAAGGCGAATGAGAAGAAATCCATGTTTCACCAGCAAAGCATGATCGCCGATAGCAACATTAAGAAAGCTAACTTTGAAAACTACCAACCTACTAGCGAGGAAGGAGCGAAGAACCTTGAACTCGCAAAGGTCATCGCAACGGATTATCTGAACGAAAAGGTGTTTAACACGATTATGGCCGGGAATTGTGGAGCAGGGAAAACGCATCTTGCTTATGCTATTGCAGATCAACTTGCAGGTGCGGGGAAGTCAGTTGTCTTCGTTACAGTCGGTGAATTGCTACGGAAGATTAAAAGTACGTTCAATAAAGATTCTACCTTAACTGAGGATTCAATTATACGAAGCTTAGTAAGAGCAGAAGTATTGATAGTCGATGATTTGGGAGCTGAGTTAGGCGCATTGGATGCGAATACAAAAGCAACAAACTTCATTAATAGAGTGTTGTTCGATGTTTTCGATGGCAGGCAAGGTAAATCTACTATCTTTACAACAAACCTTACAGGAGAGCGCCTAGAAGGTGCATATGATGAACGAATTGTATCACGTATCTTCAATAACTTTAGAGCGATTGTTTTCAAAGATACAAAGGATTACAGAAGAAAAGCATTGCCATTCTAAGGGGGAAATGAAAATGACAAAGGTAACAGTTGAATTAACAGAAAAGCAGGTTGAGTTCTTAAAATTATTTAGCGAAAAACAATACGAAGATGCAGAAGACAATCAATACACATGTGATGCTTTGCATGTTGTTCAGAAAAAAAGAGACCGTTTCATCCCATATAGCGAAGAAATTTCAGGTTACTTTGATCCAGATATCTTAAAGTTTTGTGTTGATGAAGAACATGAAGGTTGGCATGAGAATGAAACGGAAGCAGTTAAACAACGATATGAATGGATAGAGGAAGAATGTCCGATTGAAATAAAAACGTTCGATGATCTGCAATACGAACGAGTTATTGGAACAGATGGAGAAGAAAGATTCATTATGAATTTCGATGATTACTTTAAACATTATGGAATAGAAAATTACGACATAGCTTGGGTAGAAAAAGAATGGGAAAATGTAGCGTTCTTCTTCATTTTGGAAGAAGCTAAGCACTATCTAAAATATCAAGCTCATAATCTAGGGAAATCAAGAATCTACACTTATTCTGCTGGCTATGACAATAGAGGAGATTTTATTCCCTTCCGTGATTTGTTATTGAAAATGGGGCAAGGGCTAAATAAGGAATCTAATCAAAAAGAAGCAGCGGCTGTTTAAAAATATAAAGGGGGAATGACAATGTGTGCATGTAACGGAACGGGAGTAATTCAGAACGATATGGGGAATGGCTGTTATCAATTTGCACCATGTATTTGCGAAGCAGGGAATCGCAGTCCTGAAGAAGTGGATAGAAGACGTCATGCCGTTATGGCGGAACTAAGAGAGATTCATCAATTACAACTGGAGGGGAAATGGGATGCCACGACTTGGAACGGATTTGGAAAAGGAGAATTACACAATGGCGTTGCAGCAGGGAAGGTACATGAAGAAATCGCGTCGTAACTTATATATCGCTTTAGAAGAGTTGGACTTATTGTTTGATGAAAGTGAAGTGATTCGATTACGAGAAATGTGGGATGAGGATAAAGATATTCTTGAAATAGCAAAAGAGTTAGGAAGGCATCAATTAGAAATCGCCGCACTAATCATGGATCAGGCAGATAAGAACAAAATTAAATCTCGTCCAATGGGGTTAGGGGCATGAAACAACTAACACTGGAGGATGTAGTAGGAAGTTTTGATTATAGCGCAACAAGTACAGCGGAAAGATTTTTAAAGAGTAATAGCGTTATGACGTACTCAGTAGAATTTTACGACAAAGACGAGAAGTGGAAGCTTCGTTGGTTTGAGGCGAAGTCCGAGGGCACAGCTATAGAAATGGCTAAAAAGAAATACGGAAAGATACAAGTCATTACTACTTATATTTCGGATAGAACCTTAGAGGAAATCATGAATTTGGATTAGGAGGCATAGCGCCATGACGATAAATAGATGGAATCCACAAAGGGCAGCGACTACACCTATAAGGAGAGCTGCGAAGAAAAGAAGCTAGGAGGTAGCATGGACAGGAAACAAATCTACATCGATGTATTACTACAAAAGGGAATTTATAAAGAAGAAAGGACAGGGCGACAACTTTACGAGATGACTGAGCAAGAGTTGTGGAATCTAATAAAAGGAGTGTATTCGGAATGATGGAGATGGAGAACGGTGTATATGAAATCACTAAGTTAATTAGCAAAGCAAAGGGAGGGAAGTAATGAAAAAAGATACTTTGGTGCAGGTGCAAAGTGAACTCCAAGTAGTAGAGAGTGAAATTCGTAAGATGGAATATCACTTAGTGGGATTGGATAACGAGAAGCGGAAGACGAAGCTTTCCTTGGAAGTGTTGAAGAAACAGAAAGAGAAATTGAAAAGTTACTTATAAGGAGCGGGAAAGAATGAAATTAAGAGTGAAGATTAAGCGAGTAAAAGATGTGAAATCCAAAGCGTTATTTGAATAGAAAATGGCAGCTGAAAATTCAAGGCTGAATCAGCTGCCAATAGAGTAGTTATTAAATCTTATTATTAAGCTTTTAATTTGGATTTTTGCTCTTATTTCGAGAAGAAATTATACCGAAAATCGCACCAGACATTGCACCGATTAAAGTTGGTAAGAGTATACTCCATGCTGCAAATGACATAATTATACCTCCTAATAATAAAATGTTGTAACTGTATACTTCATTATATCTTAATTTAAGGATATAACGTAAGGAAATCAAACAAAATAGTTATAAAAAAAGACCCCTTACGGAAAGATAAGAGGCCATCAAAAATGTTGTATTTGAAACACGTGATGTTTCACAAAGATATTATAAAATAAATTTATATATTACGTAAAATAAATATAAAAGTTTGTGAAAAGAATAAAAGTGTATAAAATCCGTATTTAAATGAAGAATCCCTAGACTTAGGGGGCTAGGGATTCTCGGTCTGGTATACTTCACACGGTATTATAAAAAGAATAGAACGTACTGAAGATAACACATGAATGTTTCGTAAATGTATCAAAAAAGTGAACAAAAACGATATTTTAATTGTTGCAGCCCCTTGGAGGGCGCTCCAAGGGGCTAAGATTCGAGAATTTTTAAACTCTTGCTTAATTACATGAGAACTCCCTAAGGAGTATATATGGAATTTTAACACTTAACTAATAATTTATACAACTATATATTCAAATTAATATATAGAATTAACTAAAAAAATGGCCCCTACTACGTAAGAGCCCCATAAACAGAGAAAAAGTCGTATGTGACTCTATATGAGAATCACAATAATATTTTAACATTCAAATATATAGTTGTATATACGTGCTGAGTGTAATGGTAATGAAAAAATATTATTTGAGGGAATTGTGATTATTCAAATGTGTTTCAGCCATTCCCGCGCCAATAATAGTAGCAATAATTAGTACGCAAGCAATTAAAATACCTAACAGTATTAACATAGCAAAAGTAATTTTTTTCGCTGTATCTCCTTTTGGAGCAAGAATAGCTAAAACAATTGAGATAGATAGTATAAAAATACAAGTTAAAAGATCAACGTGTACATACCTAGAAAATGAACTGAAAAATAAGATTGAAGTTAAAAACATTGAAATGAAACCGAAGTATTTTCTCATTATTTTAGCCTTTCTTGAAAAAATAAATTATACAGATTATACCATAAATGAATTAGATTGAAGTGAAATTTGAACAAATACGCTATTTTAAAACAAAGGGGAATAGGATATGAAAATGTTGGATCTATGTTCGGGAATTGCAGGAGTAAGCATGGCAGCGGATTGGGCTGGGATTGAAACAGCAGCCTTTTGCGAAATAGAAGAATTCAATCAGAAGGTGCTCAGAAAGAACTATCCTAACATTCCTATTTTCCCGGATTTATATAAACTTACGAAACAATCATTAATAGATGGAGGCGTTGACGTTGATGCAATTGGAGTTATTTCTGCAGGGTATCCCTGTCAGGGAGAAAGTCTTGTTGGCAAGCGAAGAGGTGCAGAAGACGAAAGATGGTTATGGCCAGAAGTCTTCCGACTCATTAGAGAACTCAGACCCACTTGGTTTGTTGGAGAAAATGTTGCTGGACACGTCACAATGGGCTTGGACACTGTGCTCTCCGACTTGGAAGAAGAAGACTACTCGACAAGGACATTCGTATTACCGGCTGTCAGTGTCGGCGCGCCACATCAAAGATACCGGACATTTATTATTGGCCACTCCAATGACAAGTCAAAATTACAAGCCGATCCGCGAGTTGTGCCCTTCAGAAGCAAACGGGAAGCACGGAAAAACACTACCAGGATCAATCGGGGAACACTTTCCAGAATATATTGGGAAGAAAATCAACCCGCAATTTGTGGAATGGATGATGGGACTGCCACAAGATTGGACGAAGATAGATTGAGATTCTTAGGAAATGCGGTTGTGCCTCAGCAAATCTATCCAATATTTGAAGCGATAGCAAAGATTGAAGGTTTATTATAAAAATTTCATTTTGTATTAGTTTAAAACCAAAAAGAGCACTTTATAAAGTGCCCTTTAAGGAAAAAGTGAGATACTGAAAAGTAAATTAGGGTTTTTTGCTTCGAGATAATATATGACCACTTCATCATAATGTGATGATGAATCACAAAAGAGCAGCTAGCAAAAGCTAACTGCTCATCTCCAAGGGGGAATGGAGAAACTATCATGTTGTTTATATTATTGACGAAATATTGAGTTTTATTCATCTATAAAAGTCGAGATAAAATATCTTTAATTAATCCTGAGGCTCCAATAAGGAGTATCGATAGAAAAATTATTGAGAATATACTTTTTTTAGGCTTTTTAAACTCTAGGTATAAGTTAATGATTGCACCAATTGCAACAACAATAAAGATAACGAGTCTTAATATATCTGGCATGAATAACACTCCTATTAATTACTTAATTGTATTATACAGGAAAAATATTTGAGGTTAATCAATAGTGATACGATTTAAGGAAGATTTAAACAAAATTAATCTTTTTAATAGAAAGCGAGGAATAACAATGGGACTAGGAAACCGTGGAATGGCATTTGAAATGCTTATCAATCTAGCGAACGAAATGTATCAAAGAGGGGAGGTGGCGCTTATAAATAAGCGCCCGACTCCTGTGAAAGTGTTAAAAAGTAAAGGTGGCCGTGTACTAAATGGATTCTATGAAGCTAAAAGTACAGTAGACTATGACGGCGTGTATAAGGGACGAGCTATAGCGTTTGAAGCTAAATCTACAGAGAAGGACACACGTTTTGATTTAAAGAACATTGCGCAGCATCAATTGGATTATCTGGAGAAAGCAGAAAAGATGGGAGCAATATGCTTCTTCCTTATAGAGTTTAGTAAGGATAAGTCAGTATTCGCAGTACCACTATCAATCATTCAATCTTATGTAAGGATGTCTCATCAACCAAAGGGCAAGAAGTCTATACCAAGAGCAGACTTTGATATTTATGGATACTTAGTAGAGCAGACAGAACGAGCGCCAGTGGATTACTTACAATACATTGATGAAGCGGTAACTCCAGTTATGTTTGATAGCATGATTCAATTTGATCAGGACCATAAGAGAGTAGCGAATAACATCAAAGCAGCAAAAGAGAAGATGGCCACTAAGAAACGTAAATTATTAAAGGCTTAATGGATAAGGGAACCATGCACAATAGCACGGTGGGGGCTATGCTAATGCGCACTGTTCTCTTATTCAATAATGAAACAATAAAATTTCACGTACCTGATGTAAATGTAAAAAACAAAATATGAAATAGGGGGATTCCTTCATGGAACAATTATCTTTATTACCAACAATTGATAGAGAGACAGAAAAGAAGGTTCAGAAAGAAGTAGTGAAGATTCTAAAGGAATACCGTGCCTTAAAAGCACGCTTTGAGAATGAAGTGGAGCTACAGCAAGAGGGAATCAGTCTGTTTCCAGAGATAAGGGATACAAGACATGTGAGTAATATTAAGTTTAAGCAAATTGAGAAAGCACTAAAATACGTATTGGATTATGACGAGGCTGAGATTATTAAAATGAAGTATTTGAATGGAGAGAAGTTAAAGGATAGTTTTATCTACACTGAGTTATCAATGAAGAAAGATCATTTCTATAATAAAAAGAAAAATGCAATTCGAATGATTGCTACTTCATTGGGGATGATTTGAATATAAGGGGTTTTGTTGGAATGCTTTCGTGTTAGTATTAAAATGTAATATATAATAAAATTGATGTATAGTGTTAACAATTTAATACTAAAAATATGGAGGATTACTAGTGAAGGCGAACTTGGAAACGGTAACAGGATACTTACAGAGTAATGAAGAAGTAATTGCTATACTTTATTGTGCGATAAATATTGGTTATATTAGTAGATCTGGAATTCTAGCTGCTACAAATAAAAAGTTATTGTTTTGTGCTGACTATATGTTTGGAAAAGGCCTTAAATGGGAATATGCATACACTGAGGTGAATAACTTAAGTCATACAAATGATATAGTTTTAGAGATGTCTAGTATTCCTTTTATCAAAAAAATAACAATGGATTCCGGTGATGATTTTATTGTATTTGATAATTTTTCTACCCCATCAAAAGTGAATTCATTTTATGAGCTAGTTCAATCAAAGATATAATCGTTAAGGAAATGTTATCTTTTTGTTTTACTTAATAGCAAGATTCTTTATAAGAAAGATGCATCTCATGAAAATTGGGGTGCTTTTTTTATAGAATAAAAAACATCGACAAAAAACCGATAAAATAAGGGGAATTATGCAAATGAAATCGACGGTAAAGTATAGGTACAAGCCCTTTGACAACAACATATCGAAGAGGATTAGTACACCTATTAGTGAAGCGTTCTGATGGCAGAATGTCACGGTAACGTATACCGCATAGTAGGGCGGGCAAGACGGTAAGAACCCGCGTTAAGACGAAAAGACCAATGAATGTATAACTATGACATATTCCAGTGTGGCGTGTGTGAGATAAATCGCATTCGTCATGCTGTTTCTATTGTATTTAGTGTTCAACCCAGAATGCGTCCTCTGGGTTGATAATAAATATAAGTCTATTTCTCTCTAGTATGTCGGTTCTTGAAAATGGAATGGGGTGGTTGCTCATGATTGAGTGAAGCTTGCATTCTAAAAATCTAAAAAGTATACGTGATCTCGTACATTATTAATTACTCACAATTCTTATTAATGACCAAAACGAGGGCAAAGAGTTCCACTCTTTGTTTGAGCCAATACAGCGGAAACATTCCCCTTCCGTCCCCTTAGTGTATTGGTTCAAACAAGGCGTCGGAATAATCATATACGTCTTGGATATAAAGATTAATTCCCTTTATATGATTACATTAAAATGATTTATTTCGAAATGACCTTTCGATTTATTTCTCCTATCCCCTAGGGCTATCATCTTCCGGTGATGGCTTTTTGTTTGTTATAATAGTAGGGCAAATAGGGGGGAGATTAGAAAATGAGTGAATCGAGAAAATTAGAAGTCATTTTTAACACGAAGAATGGAAAAGAAATTGTCGTGAGAGTAAATGATAATAAAGCTGAAGTGCTTAAACGTATTGAGAAACATGGATATCAAGGGGCTATGATTTTGGGTGACCATGTTATTAATATGGGAGAGATTGTTTTTGCTGAAGTGAAAGCAGGAGAACATAGCCAAAATGGAAAAGAAATTGTAGAAGCTATGATCGGTAGTTCAGAATCTGTTCGTGGTCTCTCTCAAAAACAAATAGTAGAAAAATATGAAGGAAAGCACCTATAATGGGTGTTTTTTTCCTTGTTATATAGAAATTACACATTAAACGTATTTAATGAGTCATCTAGGTATAAAGATAATCGATAATCATACAATGATACGGAAGGGTCTTTTCTAACGTGTTAGTTACCTCAACGTATATGTATCTTTTTGCGCCTGGGCGAGGGTGCTTTTTTTATTGCACATTATGATAAGGACAAGCATATTATGTAGTAGGACGAGTTCTTAGTGTCCTATTCAATGCTCAGGATAAAGCCCAATTCACATTGAGAGCACCCTCGATATTGGTGCTCTCTTTTTATTGAAAATTATATATAAATACATATAATATGATTGATGGATTAATATTTCAATCTGAGGGGTACAAATTCGATGCGACGTAAAAAGGATTTGTTGAAACAATGGAAGGTGGATTTGCAAGCTGTTCAAGAAGAAAAGAGGATGAAGAAGAAGGCTAAAAAAAAGAAATATAGCATTCCTGGTAATATAGCGGGATTCATGAATGGAAAGAGTACTTATCGTAAAGAGAATGGGGTATGGAAGCAAAGAAATAAATGACGTGAGGATAAATAAGTTGATTAAGTGTATAGGAATTATTGTAGGCGCTACCGTGATTTGGGTGGCGTCTTGTTTGTTGTTAAGGAAAGCTAACAAAATAAACGAACACAACGAGAGAAAAAGAAAAGCAAGAATCAAATGACTCCCGCCTGGTGGAGAACTGTAATTAGTCCGCCAATAGCAATAATAAATTTAGGTGAAATATTAATCTTTAGTTTATCCTGAAGTTCTATGTTCATTTTCTTTCCCTTTTTCAGTTTGAATAATTACATGGGTATATTCAGATGGAATTAGATAGAGTAACAATATAAAATAAGAAACAATAATGTCCTGTTTAGGTCTACTCTTTCGGTACTTATTTTGTTCACATTTCAGACATAATCAAAACCCTTATTATATAACTCTCTTAACGTCCTGTTTACATGTACGGAAAAACAATGGTATTATTGGCTTATAGTTAATTTCCGGACACTTATACGGACGAAGGAGAGATATGAGATGATTCTTGGGTATGCTCGCGTATCTACACAGGAACAAAACTTAGCAAGACAACTCAAACAGTTAAATGATTATGGATGTGATTATATATTTGAGGAGAAAACGAGTGGGGCGACAACCGATAGATCAGAATTACTACGCATGTTGGATAATTTGTGTGAAAGTGATATAGTCGTCGTTACAGATTTAACTCGAATTAGTAGGAGTACTCAAGATTTATTCAAGCTTATAGAAACAATTAAAGGAAAAGGTGCATCGATTAAATCGATAAAAGATACTTGGTTAGATACAACAAGTGAAAATCCATACAGCACTTTCCTACTTACTGTCATGGCTGGTGTTAATCAGTTAGAGCGTGACCTGATTCGAATGCGACAAAGAGAGGGGATTGAACTAGCCAAAGAACGTGGTGTTTATAAAGGGCGCCCTAAGAAATATGACGATGATAATCCTAATATGGAACATGCTTTAGATTTGCTTGCGAATCGAGAGACGAATAAGTTTACAGTAAAAAAGATATGTGAAGTTACTGGTGTAAGTCGTACAGTTCTTTATGAGAGAGCGAAAGAACAAGGTTTGTTATAAAAAAGTATGAAACCTTTCTAAATTAGCCTCTTTTATTTTGTATAATGAATCTAATTAGAAAGGGGATGTAGAGATGAAGAAGTTGGATCGTTTTACTAAACCGTATTTCGAAACAAGAGGAGATAAAGAAAATGGAGTATATGAAGTAATAAGATATAAAAATGATGAATTTATTCCATTTAAAGAAAAATTCGATTCATTAAAAAAAGCTAGGATGTTTATTTATCGATATGCTCTTAATAATCCAGAATGGCTAAATGTAAACGGTGATATAAGCGAGTTCAACTTCAAAGATGGTAGAGATGAGCAAGACAATAAGTGGCATGATAATGTAAGCGAAAAAGTTTATAAAAAGAAATATAAAGACTTTAAAGATTGGAAGAAATGAAAGTAGCGAATCCGCTGCTTTTTTATTTTGCATAGAAAAAGGAACCCTGAAGGATCCCTTTTACATTACGCAGTCTTATAATTTTTATTTTTAATCCTATTCTTAGTATCCATAAATGTGGCGAATGTCGCTATAGTGCCACCTAAATAATAGACTTGGAATTTGTGGTCAAAAGCTAATCCTGTAATGAAATTGTAGCCGTATATAAAACATGTAATACCGAATAACCATAACATGAACTTCAAATCTTTTAAGCTCAATCTATAATTCTTAATTTTTTTCCACATATGTATCAACTCCTATTGTTATGAGGTTCTGTAGTTTTTCTTTTTGAAATCGCGCATGTTGAGGATAAAGAATAGAAGGAAGATAACAGCTGCGATGCCATTAATCCAGTAGTATGTGCGCCCTGTTGTGAATCCGTTATAGAAGGAATAGGCATTCCAAATTACAAGAAGTACTGAACAGACAGTAGAGATCAATAATGAACTAAAACTTCTCATGATTTTCACCTCGATTCAAAATGTTAGAACTTATTTATAATTTTATATATTTATAGATAGATTTACAATGATTGGATGTAATAAGATAATTTAAAGCAATTACTGTTAGGTGGGGGAATATGGCTAGGTAGCTAATCTGCTGCTTTTTTATTTTGTATAGAAAAAAGGAATCCCGAAAGATCCCTTTTTCTAATTCCGATATATCGTAATCGCATATAAGTAAAGACATTAAATATTATATAAAAATAAAACAATACAAACAATAAGTATTTTAAGATTTACCATAAAGAGTAGTTATAACGAGTTTCTTCCTATTATATAGAAGGTGGTGGGTGATATGAAGTGAAACAAAAACACGAGTTAGCTCAAGAAGATTACATGCAAGGTATGAAGTATAAGGAACTGGCTGAGAAATATGAGGTTAGTATTAACACAATTAAATCCTGGAGAAAAAGGCATGGCTGGAATCGAAAAGGGGTGCACCTAAAAGACGAAAAAGGATGCACCCAAACCAAGAAAACAGGTGCACCCATTGGGAATAAGAATGCAGTGGGTAATCCGGGAAACAAGAATCCTAAATGGGGTAATAAGAATGCAGTAGGGCATGGCCCGCCAAAAGGGAACCATAACGCTATGACGCATGGATTGTTTAGGAAGATAATCCCGAGTGACGATCCGCATGCAATGGAATTGCTAGATGAAATACAAAACCATACTGAATTAGATATGCTATTCCACTCTATTCAACTGCAATACTTCAATATCCTTAATTCACAACGTATTATGCATGTTCGCAGTCAAAACGATATGTCAAAAGAGATGATTAGCGAATCACTGAATGGAGACGCATACACAGTGCAGTTTGCATGGGATAAACAAGCTAATTTACTTACAGCTTATTCGCGCGCTATGACAGCGTTATCCTCTATGATTGAGAGGTTCGATAAGTTAGCAAATGCTGATGATGAGAGGCGATTGAAGTTAGAGCAGATGAAAGTTAACATTGAAAAAACAAAAGCTGACACTGCACGTATTAAGGGTGAAGATGGCGATGAGTACGAAGACGATGGTTTCAAAGAAGCGCTAGAAGGTAAGGTAGAGGAAGTGTGGGATGACCATGACGACGATTCCAAAGCGTAAAAAGAAACCTGCTCCATTCAAATTTAAGCCATTCTCCAAGAAGCAGCTGAAAGTATTAACCTGGTGGAAGCCTAACAGTCCCGTTAAAGATTATGACGGGATTATTTGCGATGGTTCTATTCGTGCCGGAAAAACAGTATCGATGGCTCTTTCCTATGTTATGTGGGCAATGGAATCATTCGAAGGTGAGAACTTCGGTATGTGCGGGAAAACAATTGGTTCGCACCGTCGTAACGTTATAACGCCCCTCAAGAAGATGTTGAAGTCTCGTGGGTATAAGGTTAAAGATCACCGCAGTGAAAATATGCTTACTATTACTAAAGACGGTGTGACAAACTTCTTTTATATTTTTGGTGGTAAAGATGAAAGTTCCCAGGATTTGATCCAAGGAATTACTGCCGCTGGCATGTTTTTTGATGAAGTGGCACTTATGGTACAAAGTTTTGTTAACCAAGCAACAGGCCGTTTGTCTGTAACTGGTTCGAAAATGTGGTTAAAATTAGCCACGCTACATAGTGATATGTAGTTTAAAACTCGGTGAACTGGTAAATACCAGGTGTGCCTAAATGGTGCTAACGGTGAAAATCTAAAACGAACCAATTTTAATTGCAATCCTTTTGTAGTAAAATAATATCAAAGGGGTGGTTGCAATGAACAATCATATTAAAGGTTATGTTTACATGTTGATTTCTCCAAGTGGAAAAGAGTATATAGGAAGAACTATTGATATAAAAAGAAGGGTAAATAATTATAAAACCCGTTGTAATTACGTAGAAACTCCAATTTATCAAGAAATAAAAAAATACGGTTTTGATAACTTTCAACTTGATATATTAAAGGAAATCACAGGAGAAAGGGAAGAAGTCGAAGAACAACTAAATAAATTAGAGGGATGCTATATTGCGAAACATAGAACTTCTGAAATAGGGTTGAATGTAAGGAACTTCGACGGGAAAATACGAACCTATACTCTGAAAGATTCTACTAAAGAGAAAATGAAAAGGTCGCAAACAGGAAGGAAGCATTCGTTAGAATCTCGACAAAAAAGAGCAGGAGAGAACGCCTACCAATCAAGAAAAGTCCATTCAGAAAAATTAGGTGAAACTTTCAATTCTTTAAGAGAAGCTGCTAAATACGCAGGACTAACAAACGGATGTAAAATTTCTGAGTTTATTAGTGGGAAAAGGAAGTCAGCGGGTAAACATCCAAAAACAAAAGAACCTTTAAATGATTGGAAATTTGTTTGATATGACAATACCGTGCCAAGCCATAGGGGAAACCATTTGGAAGGTGTAACGACTAAGATATACAGGCTAAGGAAGCGACTAACGTCGCTTTTTTCTATGCTTATGAAATCTGTACTCATAAGGTGTAATTCCTTATGGGGAAGCGCCGAGCATCTCTAGAATGAGATGAAGATATAGTCTATTCCCCTAATAAATATCGGGAAACCGAGGGTATAAAAGTTAACTGTAACCCTGCAGGACCGTATCACTGGTTTAAAGAGAAGTGGTTGGATCAAAAGAAAGAAAAGAATCTACTGCACCTTAAATACTCTATGGATGATAATTTGTCATTAGATGAGAAGACGAAAAGAAGATATCACCGTATGTATAGTGGTGTTTTCTATCGGAGATATATTAAAGGTGAATGGGCAGCTGCTTCTGGACTTATCTTTGATATGTTCAAGGAAGAAGTGCACAAAGTTGATTCTGTAGATCGTAATTACGTTGAGTATTATGTTTCTTGCGACTACGGTACACAGAACGCTATGGCGTATGGATTATGGGGTAAATGTATTGAAGATGGTGGCAAAGAAGTATGGTACAAAATCAAAGAGTACCATTATAGCGGTCGTGATACGGAGAAGCAGAAAACGGACCAGGAATATTACGAAGACTATGAAGAATTCGTTGGTGATTTGCCAATTAAAGGAACAGTAATTGACCCCTCGGCTGCTTCGTTTATCGCTGTATTGATGCGTAATAAGAGGAAAGTATATAAGGCTCGTAATAATGTGAAAGAGGGCATTGGAAACGTTGGTATAGCGCTTAATACAGGCAGAACATACTTTAACGATTGCTGCGTTGAGACGTTTAAGGAGTTTGCCTCTTATATATGGGATGAAAAAGCGATCCAACGCGGTGAGGATAAACCACTTAAAGAGAATGACCATCACATGGACGAAACGAGATACTTCATTAACACGATTATATTCGGATTACGTAAAAAGAAGAAAAAGAAATGAGGTGAAGCAACTTAATGACAAAGAAAAGGAAAGTTAGTGCAAAGGTAATTAAGGCAGTAGGGACAAGTACTCAAGTATTATCTCGCCAACAAGAGAGCGAGAATGAGAAGAACGCAGTTAATGATATTATCGAACCGCCTTATAGAATTGAAGATTTGCAGCAGATTAGGGAAAATAGTACGATTCTAGGGCAGTGTATTGATGCGTATAAGCGTAATATTGCTGGATTTGGTCATGAGATGAAGTATAAGCAAGGTGATATTAAAGAAACGACAGAGATGAAAACGGAATGGTCCTTTGTGAATGATGGGGTAATTCCTTTCTTTAGTTTCGACAAACCGTTTAAAGAAGTTCTTGAGACAAGTATCGACGATAGAGAAACCACAGGCAATGGATATATTGAAGTGATTCGTAATTTAGATGGGAAACCTGCCGAATTAGTAAATATGTTGTCGCAGTACATGAGGGTCACACGTAAGGATGATAAACCTCAAGAGGTTACTTATACCATTAACGGAAATGAAGTTAAAAGAAAAAAACTATTTCGTCGCTATGTGCAGCGAGTAGGAAATACTGACACGTACTTTAAAGAATTCGGGGATCCACGCTTCTTGAATAAAGAAACTGGCCAATTTGGTACTTCTACATTTGGCGAAAAAAACGCCACTGAAGTAATACAACTGAAGATAGGGAATGGCCCTTATGGTATCCCACGTTGGGTATCGCATGTTGTTCATATGGTAGGAGCTAGGAAGGCAGAGGAATTAAATCTACGCTATTTCAAACAAGGGCGTCATATTCCGATGGCTATCTTACTGAAGAATGGGATTTTATCAGAAGAAAGTGAAGCAGCTCTAACTGATTATGTTTCGAATGTTGAAGGTGAAGATAATCAACATAAATATCTGCTACTGCAAGTGGAAAGTGCTGAAGAGGGGATTGTAGGTGATACTCCAACGTCAGTGGATATCGAGCTTAAATCACTAGCAGATATCCTGCAAAATGATGCTCTATTCCTTGAATACGATGAGAAATCACGTCAAAAAGTACAATCAGCATTCCGTTTACCAGACGTATATGTAGGTTATATTCGCGACTTTAACAGAGCAACTGCTGAATCTGTACGAGAGATTACAGAAGAGCAGGTATTTGAACCGGAACGAAGCGCTTTAGAATTTATTATTAACAATGTGCTGCTACTTCCATATGGATTAAAACACGTATACGTAAACCTACGAAAATCAGAGATCAGTAACACGGAGGATATGGTTAAAACTATTGAGGTGCTTGCTGATAAGGGTGGTTTAACATTCCAGGATATACGTAATATTGCTAGTAATATGCTAAATAAAGAGCTCTCAGATTATGATATTCCTGAAGCGGATCAACCAGTTGCTTTAGTTTTAGAAAGACATCGTAAGGTAAGTGGTTGGGAGGAAGGGTTAAGTGAGAAGCTACAAAAATCAGCTGGTGGTAATGCTAAGGAAGAACTCGTAAATGTAATGAAAGATGTACGAGACTTATTGGAGTCAATGCAAGATGCAGAAGATTGATAAACTGCTAGATTCATTAAATGGGTGGATAGAGAAAGCTGATACTGGTGATTTTACAGATTCATTGCCTGATGATCTGGAAGTATTGGACATGTTACCGGGATACGTTGAGGACTTCGAAGAGGAAGTTGCCAAGCTACTTCGGAAGCAGAAGAAGTACATTGTTGATGGAATTAAGAACTATACGAAAAAGGATGCTATCGAAAAGGGTATCACGATAAAGGATATTATCGACTTTGTTACTGGCAGTCTATTTGGAGCTGATACATTCGCTAAAAGTTTGAGTAAAGCAGCGAGGAAATTCCTTAATTACACGATGAAGGATATGACGAAAGCTTTCATGGATGCAATTGATCCTGATATTCAGTTTAATGTCTTCTCAAAACGCACTACAAAGTGGATTAATAGTTGGTCTGATGAATTAGGTAAGTTAATGCAGATTAACTCGCAAAAAGCGGTAGAGCGTATTTTAAACGAGGGATTAGAGAAAGGGAAAGGTATTCGTGAAATAGCAAGAGAGCTTGCGAAGCTACCGGAATTCGACCGTAAAAGAGCAAAGACAACAGCGCAGACAGAGGTCCTCGCAGCATGTTCTGCTTCTCAATTTGAATCATATCGCCAATCCCCTGCTATAATAGGTAAGAAGTGGCGTCATAGCGGTACAAAGAACAATCAACCTCGTGATAATCATGTGGCGTATGACGGTACAACGGTTCTGGTAGAGGCAGAATTTGAGCTCCCCGGTTCTGGAGAACGGTGTATGTTTCCTCGTGATAGTTCGTTAAGTGGGCGTGAAAGAATTAACTGTAAATGTATTATGTCCCCTGCCGTAGATAACAATATATTAGGCCTATCTGAAGAAGAGAAACAGAAGATTAGGGAAGAAACTTTGAAGGAGTTGAACAAGAAATGAAGACTTCTAAAATTAAGCTGATTCATATTTGAAAGGGGGTGAGTAAATGCCAAGAAAACTAAAAAACGTGGATGTAAGCTTTGTTTCTATTGTGGATAAAGCTGCAAACAAAAAGAAATTCTTCTTAACGAAAAGTGAACAGGAACCAACGTTTGAAAAAGAAGTCAAAATTATTAAAGGGGAAGACGAAGAGCAAAAACTTGTATATGGAATTGTATACTCTCCTGGCAGCGCGGATGATCCAAACACTCATGACGCACACGGGGATTTCATGACTGCGGAAGAAATAGAAAAATCCGCACATAATTTTATTGCGAAGTATCGTAATATCGACACTCAACATGATTTTAATGCAGGAGCAGGAAAAGTAGTAGAAAGTTATGTAGCTCCTGTTGATATGGAAATAAATGGTGAAATAATCACAAAAGGTACATGGGTACTGGTGACAGAAGCAACCGATGAGATATGGAAAGATATTAAAGATGGAAAAATGACAGGTTATTCCCTTGCAGGAGTTGCCGAGACAGAATTAATTGGGGAAGAAGTAACTAAAACTGAAGAGAAACAAATGAAGTCCTTCTTCCAATTGGTGAAGGGCTTTTTTAGTGGGCAAAAACAGATTGAAGTTGTGAAAGATGCTGATGATGAAGCAACATTCCTTTTCGCAGTAGAAAAAGCTGGTAAGAAAATCAGTAATGTGAACATGTCCGATATCGATGCAGCTATTGATTCGTTAACAAATCTAAAAACACGCGTCGCGCCGTCAACAGAAGGTGCAGGAAGTGAGGAAGATAATATGGAGTTTAATCAAGAACAGTTAGAAAAGACATTAGCATCCGCAGTAGAGAAAGCAGTGAATCCAATTAAAGAGGAATTAGCTTCTGTTAAAAAACATCTTAATATCGACAAGGAAAAAACAGAAGAAGATATTAGAGTAGAAAAAGCTGTTGAAGCTGCTACTGCTCCTCTACGTGAAGAGATTGAAACGTTGAAAAAATCTCAAGGCGTTAGCAATCAACAAGATACTGATGTTGTTGAAAAAATTGAAGTCAAAAAATCTGTATGGAATGGCTTACTGTAAGCCTGAAGGAGGAAAAGGTATATGACACTTAATAACAAAACAATTATTGAAAAAGCAGACGTTACTCTTGCCACATTGGCTAGTGGTGGTTTAATGAATCCTGAACAAGCTGATACATTCTTACGTATGGTGCAAAACTCCCCTACTATTTTAAAGGATTCGCGCTTTATTCAAATGGCTTCAGACACACTTAAAATTGAAAAGATTGGCTTTGGTTCCCGTATTCTTCGTCCTGGCGTTGAAGGTGTACCTTTAAAAGACTCTGATCGCTCTGCTCCATCAACTAGTACAATTACGTTAAATGCCAAAGAAGTAATTGCTGAAGTGCATATTACTTATGATACATTGGAAAACAATATTGAGGGTGGGAATCTTCAAAATACTATCATGCAGATGATTGCAGATCGTGCTGCATTAGATATTGAAGAATTAATTTTGAATGGTGATATAGCATCTGCAGATCCTTATTTAGCTTTATTAGATGGTCTGCGTAAACAAGCAACGTCGCATGTTGTAGATGGTGCTGCAGGTGCATTTACTAAAGATGTATTTAAGAAAGCTTATAAAGCTGTTCCTGCTAAATACCTGCGTAACCCTAAAGATTGGAAGTTTTACACATCACATGGTTTAGAAATTGAATGGAAAGATCAAGTAGCAATGCGACAAACTAACTTAGGGGATGTTTCACTTCAAGGTGGTTTAGCTTCTGCTTATGGTATTCCAGTAGAGGGGATTGCTATGTTACAGCCATATAATGATGGAGCCAATACTGTATCTGATATTTTATTAACTCTTCCTAAAAATATTGTGACAGGTATGAGCCGTAATATTCGAATTGAAGTGGATAAGGATATTCGCGCTCGTAAATTCATTATTGTTTTAACTGCGAAAGTTGATGTGAAGTTCGAAGAGGAAGATGCAGTGGCAAAAGTTATCAAAGTTAAGGAGTGATGACTTTTGAATTACTATGCTAAATTAATAGTCGGGAAAACATATGACGTCCATGAACGTCTATTTTTATTGGGGCAAGAAGAGAAGGTTACAAAGAAAACGTACGATTATCTAAGTGGTAACGAACAATTTGCAGTCCGAAAAGAAGGTAGTAAATCTAAAGGAGAGGAGTGATAGGTATGTCGCTTATTACTGCTCAAGAATTAATAGATTATACTGTGCTACCTGAAGTGAAAAAGCGTCCTGTTCCTCTATTGGAGCAGGACATACTTGAGGCAGAAACAGAGATTAATAATATTCCTAATATAGCTAATTTCGCTGATCAAATGAAATTCCCAGTAATTCCTGAAGTGGTAAAGTTAGCTTGTAAAAAGTTAGCACAGTATTATGCGTATACAAACGCTGATACTACTGCAATGAAGGGGATTAAATCTGAAAGTGTTGGTGGTGGAGATTATTCGTATACGAAGGATAGTTCAAGTATCACCAAACCGGATGTGCTTAATTTATTAAAGGGATTTATACCTAACTCTGGAAAGAATAAAGTCACGTTCAAAATGAGGACGATTTAATGTCTCTACAAGTAATGATGGCCCATGAATGCGATATTTACCACTTGCAGAAGGAAACAAAGCCAGGGAAGTACGGGCAACCAGGAGAAGAGGTTTATTCTTACAAGGATAGACCTGATGTAGCAGAACAAAGCTGCTACTTTATAGAAAGCACAACTGCATCTGTACAATCAGCGCCAAACCAATTAAACAACCAAGAAATCCGAGTATTATTTATGCCGGATGCTGATGTTAAGCATAATGACAAAGCGATTAAAAAAGATAAGAATGTCACTTACTATATACGAAATCCCTTTCCAGTAGCGAATCCACGTACTGGTGAGGTTTCACATATAAAAGCCATAGCAGAGAGGAAGAGTGAGCCATGGCTAGCCAAATAACGACTAGAGGGTTTCGCGAATTCAGTGCTAAGTTGAATCGTATGGCGAACGGGTTAGATCAGAACGTCGCTTTATGGCTTGAAGCTAGCGGTTTTCAATTTCTAGAAGAAGTACAAAATCAAATCATTTCTTTAGGGGTTGTTGATACTAGGAGACTGCTAAATTCGTTTGATAAGGGCGGAGATGGGAACGTATGGCGTTCCTCTGATGGCGGTTTAGTATTAGAGGTGGGGACAAATGTGGAATATGCGAAGCTTCAGAATGATGGATGGCAGCAGGTAAGGCGATTCGTCCCAGGAAGGTGGGAAGGTCACAATTTTGAATATGATCCGCATGCACCAACTGGAATGATGCTTACTGCTAAATTCATAGAAGGTCGTCCTTATTGGGAGAATGCAATAGCAATCTATGAGCGTATGTTCCAAACTGCCTTTGACCGGAAATTCCGTCAGTGGGTGAATGGAGGTTAGGTTATGTACGCACAGATACACGGTTCTATGAAGGCTTTTGTCTTCGATAACTTGCCACCAGGTACACTTTCTTATCATGAGCAGGTTCCAGAAGAAATACGGATACCTTCAGTGTACTTCCCGCACTTATCAACGAATGATTTGAAAAATACAAAGGATACATTCACCTTACTGTACACAATGACAGTGAGGTTTTTTAATGTAACGACAGAGGAAGCTATGGAGCTATCTGATGGGATTGCAAACTTAATTAGGCGTAGCGGTTACACAGTGAATCTCCGTAATGAAGACGGAAGTGAATCGACTGATACCGTCTATTTTAAAAGAGTAACTACCGCCCCAGTTGAGGTTGGTTCTTCACAGTTAACAATGATATTCGAATACCAACAAACTTATAGAAATTAAGGAGAGTGAAGGTATGGCTGAAGTTACCGAAACGCCTGTTGTGAAAAACAAAATGTATCGTGGTGACGAATATATTATCGCTGCGATGATAAAGGATCCAGCAAATCCAACAGCAAAAAAATTAGTTCGTCCGTTTGATCAAAACGAAGAATCTCACAGTATTGAAGCAGATGAGATTGAAGCAGAGTCGAAAGATAGAACGATTAATGACTACGGTAAAGTATCTGAGACTCGTTCATTTGGTTGTACGTTATCAGAGGGTGACGTGTTCTACCCAGCTGCAAAAGCTGCTATTCGAAACAAAGAGTACATTGAGATCTATGAAATTAATAAGCGTACAAAAGAAGCAGAAATCGGCAATTACATGCTGACTTCTTTTGAGAGATCATCTTCTACTGGTGAATTTATTTCTTATTCAGTAGAGACAAAGCTTTCTGGTACAACACGTACAGAAACATTGACTGAAATTCCTAAAGGTGCAGGAGAATAACGGGCGGTTTTTACCGCTTCTTTTTAAATTTGAAAATAACATCCAATCAAAAGGAGATTGATATATATGCGTTTTGAAATTAAAGGGAAAGAACACGAATTAAAACTTACTTACAAAACAATTGCTGAGCTAAACAAGAAATATAAAGGTGGCGCACAAGAAGTTATTGGAGCTTGTTTACAAGGTGATTTAGATATGTTTGAAGACGCTATTTACTTTGGATTAATGCATACAGGTGAAGGAATCACTAGAGAGCAAGTTGTTACTGAAATTGAAAAACAATTCGAAGCAGAGAAAATCTCACAAGAGTTCATTGATGAAGTTCTTAACGAAGTAGTAGCAGATAATTTTTTCTACAAAGCGACAACGAAGAAACTAAAAACACGAATGAAGAAACAATTGGTAGCGAAGAATCCGGAACTGAAAGAGATGGCGGACGAGATGTACGGGACGGACGAAGAACAACCGACTTTACTAGAGAAGAACTAGACAAGGTACAGCAAGATGGATTTAGATACTTAGGTTTATTACCAAGTGAAGTAATGAACCTTTCTCCTCGTGAGTTTCAAAACATGATGACGGGGAGAAATGAACAATATCTAGATGAATTGCAAACTTACAGCATATTCGCTCTCATGATGCGGTCTGTTTATCACAGCAATCCGAAGAAAACGATGAAACCTAAGGATTTATTCGACAGAACGAAAATGGTTACTGATGAACAAAAGAAAAAATCTATAGAGGACCTTGCGAAGAAAGCAGAAGAAAACATGCAATTCTTACAAAATCTCAACTTCGGTTGATTGAAAGGTAGGTGAGATTTTGGCGACACAAGAAGAATTAGTAGTTCAGTTTAGAGCTGAGACAGATCAGATACGAAGAGAAATGGCTGCTATGCAAAATCAGTTAAATGATTTTGTTAGAACAACAAACCGTACATCTCGTGAGTATCGAAGAAATATTGAAAATATGGGTGATGCTAATAGTGAATTAAGTAGGGAAATACGTGAAATAAACAGACAACAAAGAGAAGCTATGAAACCACATATAGAACAATTAAAGCGAGCAGAACTTCAATATTTGCAAACTGCTATGAGCATGGATACTTATACTGGTTCAGCTCAAGATTTAATTGCACAAGTTAATGAGATTGGTAAAGCGCAAAAAGCTGCCAATGATGCATTAATAAACAATAATGTTGAAGCGAAAGCTGCTATTTTAGAAACAATTGCAACCATGAACAATATGACTCCTACAGCAACTAGGCTCAGAGACAATCTAAGAACAATGGGAAACCCATTATACAGCTTGTCACATGGGGCGTTAGCTGTAGGAGAGGCTATCGAAAGAATGGCGAATAGGGGTAGTGCGGCACAATTAGCATTAGAATTTGTTGGTCCGAATGCGTCAATGAAAGAATTAAACGATCAAATACGAGTAATAAATACGGGATTAATGCGAATGCAAATGGTTGCGCTCGCTGCTGCGATTTCTTCTGTCTTATTGTATGGCGCATTACACAAGGCTAACATGGAAATGAATCCAAAATATGCTGAAGCATATACAAAAATGTTAGAAAAGCTATCTAAAGCCTTTAATCCGATGAAAGAAGCTTTCGCAGCGGTTATGATACCTATTTATCAATTCGTAACCGCGATAGCAGAATTGATAATTAAATTTAATGAAGCACACCCGGTTCTAGCTAAATTCATTCAGGGAACTATGATGTTAGTTCCAGCATTAACATTGATTCTTGCTCCCTTAGCAGTCGGTATTGGACTTCTAAAAGGATATAGAGCAGCCTTATTCTTAGTTTGGCAAATGGTAAAACCATTGGCTTTAGGGTTAGCGGTCGTCAGCCCTGTAGTTTGGGCTGTAGCTGCTGCAATTGCTGGATTGGCAGTAGGGTTTACGTATGCATATAAAAACATAGAGCCGTTTAGAAAAGCCGTTGATAATACTGTAACAGCGATCAAAGGCTTATTCCAGTTGGTATTCGGAAGTCAAATAAATGGCGAAAAAATGCTTAGTTCTATCGGAATGAACGACGAGGTTATACAAGGAATCAATAAATTTGTAGGCAAAATTGAAGAAGCATTTAGAATAATGAAAGAAGCTATTGTACAGGCTTTCCATGGTGATTTTTCTGGACTGACTGAATTGTTCAAAACAATTTTTCCTTCATTACTTGCCGTAATTATTGGCGGTGTACCTGGGCTAGTCATTGGAATTGGCACTATGTTCGCAAGAATGACAGAAGCAACTGGTGTTGGTGGCGCTCAAATGGTTACTAAGTTCGGGGAAATCCTGAATAACTTAGTTTCTGGATTAACAAATTTTGTAACGACTCAATTACCTGTTTTTCTAGAACAAGGAATTAAAATAATCACTGGAATAGTGCAAGGGATCACGCAAGCACTTCCACAAATTGTAGCAGCCGTTTTGCAAATCATTACAACCTTTATAACAGGTATCACAACGCTGTTACCGCAGATTATAACAATTGGTATTTCTTTGATACAAACACTCGTAACGGCTATTGTAACGGCTTTACCTGTCATTATAGAAGCGGCGGTTCAGATTATAAACGCGCTTGTTCAAGGTATTACACAGATGTTACCTATGATTGTACAGTCGGCAATACAAGTTATAACAATGTTTATTCAAACAATAATTCCTATGATTCCTATGTTAATAGATGCAGGGATTCAAATTTTACTATCTTTAGTTAATGGAATCATTCAAATGCTACCCCAATTAATTGAAGCGGCTATTCAGATTCTGACAACATTATTAAATACCATTGTTCAAAATCTGCCGTTAATTATAGATGCAGGGATTAAAGTCCTTAATTCATTAATTGAGGGAATCATTCAAGTGCTACCTCAATTAATTGATGCTGTGATGCAGATCATTACGAAATTCACTGAGGTTGTTATTCAAAATCTACCGCAAATTATTGAATCAGGAATGCAAATTTTAATAAAACTGGTAGACGGGATTATTCAAATGCTCCCTCAGATTGTAGATGCGGTTATTAAAATAATTACGAAGTTTACTGAGGTTATAGTACAAAATCTACCACAAATTATAGATGCAGGTGTGCAAATATTAACTAAATTAATAGACGGGATAATTAAAGTGCTACCTCAATTGGTTTCTGCTGCAATAAGGTTAATGGCGGAATTGTTAAAAGCAATTATAGAACATTTACCACAATTGCTAGCAGCTGGCGTTGAACTAATAGGTGCTCTAATTGACGGTATTTTGAGTTTAATTGGCGAAGTATTCAGCTCAGGTGTAGAAATTGGCAGTCAATTATTAGAGTCTTTAGGAAATGTCGATCTCTTTGAAACTGGGGTAAATATTGTTCAAGGATTAATAGGTGGAATTGGTTCGATGATTGGCGATGCAATAGATGCTGCGAAGGATTTAGGAAGTAGCATTGTTAGTACTGTAAATAGAGTATTACAAGTTAAGTCCCCTTCTAGGGAAATGCGAGATACAGGTAATTACGTCGGTGAAGGTTTAATATGGGGTATTAACCAAATGGAGAACCCGGTTTTAAGAGCCGCAAAGAATATGGCAGTAACAGTGAGGAATGCATTTGATTCGTTATCAGAAGGGATTTTACTTGGTGATGTTTCAATGGGGGCTGTATCAGGGACAACAATTCCAATGGTTTCTGCTGGATACAAAACACCTGCAAATGCCTCAAGAATATCCGCAATTTCTAATTTTGGACAAGATGCTGTAAGTAAAAACCAAAATGGAAGCAATACAAGTGAATCGGATGGACAAACAACAAATAAACAACCGGCTTATATTAATGTACAGCTTGGCAAGCAAGAATTCTCAAGATTTGTTGATGATATTACAAGTCAGCAAGAGGCTGTTAAAGAACGTAAGCAAGCGTTTTAGGAAGGAGGGAGTAAACTGCTTATTTTTAATGGTATCGACTTAGAAAAACAGTTTACAAATAAAAATAATGACGGTTATCTTTTGGTAGGAATACCAAAAGGTCGCGGTGTAATGAGTGATGAAATAAGCAGGATTACTACCCAAAATCGTCCTGGATCCCGCTATGTGCAAAAGAGAAACCCAGAGGTGCCCCTTGAAGTAGATATTACACTTAAAGGGGCCTCTTCTTTTGATTTAAGAAAACGCCTAAACGAATTGAATTCTATATTAGATACAGAAGAAGAGGTACCGATTGTATTTACAGATGAACCTGAAATGACATATTACGGTATGAAAGAATCTGTGGAGGAACTACTGGAAACAGATAGACTTTACCAATGCAAGATAACTTTTATTTGTACGTCAGCATTTAAATTAGGTACACAACAATCTGTAAAAGCGAAAGTAGAAAGTAATAATTTACTTAAAGCTATAGTGAATAATGCAGGATCAAAGTTTGCTGATCCAAAATTTAAGATACAAGTAGAGAACCCTTCTACATTTATCGATATTGTAAATGAAAATGGAAATCAGCATTTCCGTATAGGATATCCAGTTAAGGTAGATGAAACACCGATAAATCGGTACGAATTGGTTATGCACGATAAAGCGAATTCCTTAGTGGGTTGGACAGAAGTAGGGAAAGATTTTGTGTCAGACTACGGAATCGTAGCAGGGAAAATAATCGCAGACGGCGCACGTTTTATACCATCAGATTACGGTCAAGGTCAATATTGGCACGGACCCGCAGTGAAAAAAAGTATCACTGGAGGTCCATTGCAAGATTTCACACTTGATGCAATAGTCGAATGCCGGAACTTAAACCCTGCAACTATGGGACGTGTAGAGCTTTATTTATTAGATGAGAGTAGCGTTGTAGTCGGAAAAGTAGGCATGTTTGATGCATATAGAAATTCTAGCGAGAATTTCGGTGAAGTCATAGTTGGAAACGGTGACTACAATCATAGGATTATAGCGGAAACTGGTTACTATCGTACAACATGGAATGATTTTTATGGTCGACTACACATTGCACGAGTAGGGAACTATTGGCAAGGTGATATTGCTTTGATCGATGAAAAAGGAAATTATCATACAGAAAAATTTGCTCAATGGTACGATACGGGCAATAGCTTTATGAAGAAGGTCGCTCAAATTGTTGTGCATATATGTGCATTTAATGATGCACCTTCGCTAATTGCAGCTGTGCACGATATTAAAGTGCAAAAAGTAAACAGCAATACAGAACGTCAAATCCCCTACATTGTTCAAAAAGGAGACGTTGTAGAAATTGATTCATCGGATGCGAGTATTCGTATTAACGGTGCGGATGCAATTAATATAAAAGACTTTCTGAGTGACTATATACGTATTGAAAAAGGGAAGAACGATTTAACTGTTTTTCCAAATAACATAGGTCAAGTGGATGTCGCGTATAGGGAGCGCTATCGATGAATAAAACAAATAATCTATTACACATTGTAGACTTTAAAACAGAGAAAATCATTGGTGTTATACAAGAAAAAAATTATTGGAACGATATCCGCCAGTGGGAGCTTAAAAATAATATAGACCAATTAGAGTTCAATACAATGGACGGAACAAAAATATCGGCGTCTCTTGTACAGCAAAATATTATAGTAAAACAAACCAGAGATGGCACTTTTGTTTCGTATGTTATTACAGAAGCAGAGCAAGATACAGCAGATCGTTCTAAAAAAATTCACGCACTCGGGGAACATACAAAGCTAAAGAAAGCAGCGGTAATTAAACCACAAACGTTACAAGCTACTACAGTCAACGAATCTATGGACTTTGCTTTACAAGGTACAGAATGGAAACGTGGGAGTACGGAGTACAGTGGTGTACGTACCATTCCTATTAAGGATTTCACAAATCCGCTTGATTTCTTAAAACAAATCGCATCTACTTTTGGACTTGAGATTCGTTTCAGAATAGAAATACTGGGTTCTTTTATTGTCGGTCGTTATGTAGATTTAATAAAAAAGATTGGCCGTGACAATGGGAAAGAATTCGTGCTAGGAAAAGATGTACAAGGCATCCGTCGTATTGAGAATAGCCAAAATGTAGTAACCGCTCTTGTAGGTGTTGGGCCATCTAAAGAAAATCCTGATACTGGGAAAGAAGAGTTTCTAACATTTGAAGATATTAATGGTGGAAAGTTGTACGTAGGTAATAATGATGCATTACAACGCTGGTCGAAAGATGGTAAGCATTTATTTGATATTTATTCACCTCAAACAGAAGATCAAGATATGACGAAGCAACGACTCAAACAATTAACAGAAGCCGAATTAAAGAAACGAATTGATAGTTCTACTTTGTATGAAGTTGATGCAGTTGCACTTGAAAAAGTGTTCGGTTTATCTCATGAAGCGGTTCGTAAAGGAGATACGGTACGAATAAAAGATACAGGGTTTAGTCCACCACTTTTCTTAGAAGCTAGGTTAATCGCAGCTGATGAATGTGACACTGATCCATCAAAAGATAAATATATCTTTGGTAACTATCGTGAAATTGCAGATACACGAAGCCTTATCGATAGGTTATACGCACAAATCATGGGTAGCTTATCAAATAAAGCATCTAAAGAATTACTAGATACGTTAGATAAAAAGCTTCAAGAAAACGTAAAAGAAACAGAAGTCATTCGAAAAGAATCGGAAGCAGCAAAGAAAATTGCTGAACAAGTGGCTGAAAACTTGAAGAACAATACCGTTGATATTATTGAAGGCGTAAATCCACCAACAGAAAACTTAAAAGATAGAAAAACGTTGTGGCAAGATATCAGCAAAGGAAAGCCTGGTATTCTGAAGTTGTGGAAGGATGGTAAATGGGATCCTGTTGTTCCTGATGTGGAATCCGTTAAGAAAGAAACATTGGAACAAGTGAGCAAAGATATTGAGACCACAAAAAGCGAATTAAATGAAAAGGTTCAAGAAGCACAAAAGCAAGTAACAGGGCAATTTAATGAAGTGAAGGAAAGCTTACAAGGTGTTAGTCGTACCATTTCTGATGTGCAAAATAAACAGGGTGAAATTGATAAGAAGGTAACGAAGTTTGAGCAGGATGCTAACGGGTTTAAATTATCAATTGAATCGTTAACTAAAAAAGATACTGATATCAACAATAAATTAAATACAGTCGAGCAGACTGTGGAAGGTACAAAAAAAACAATATCTGATGTGCAACAAACTGCAAATGATCTGAAGAAAACAACAACTGAAATTAAAGAGCAAGCAGGCAAGATTAGTGAGAAGTTAACAAGTGTAGAAAAGCAAGCAAATACTCTAACAAATAAAACAACTGAGATTGCAAAAAGTGTGGATGGAATCAGAGAAACAGTAACAAAAGTAGAAAATAATCAGGGGGGATTTGATAAGCGTGTAACAGCAGTAGAGAAAAACGTTGAAGGTTTTTCTCAAAATGTTAGTAAGTTACAAGAAACACAAACGGCACAAGGTAAACAGATTTTTGACGCTCAATCTACAATCAAACAACATTCTGACGCGCTTGATATGACCTTGAAAATGAAAGATGTTGAGAACTATGTAGGCGGTCTTGGATCTATTAATGAGATTCGTGACGCTGGTTTTACTCAAGGGAATAAATACTGGGGTTGGGCTACTGGGCACTCTATAGATACTAACCTAAAGTACAAAGGATACAATTCATTTTCTATGCACACTACAGGACAAACCCAGGATGTATGGTGGGGTGCTTTTAGTCAATTTATAGATTGTTCTCCTAATGAAGATATTGTTATTTCTGCTTACGTTAACACTGATGGAAAAGTTCCTATTGATAATGGTGTATTTATCGAGATGGAGTTTTGGCAATCGAATAAAACAACCCGAATTTCAACTGCTAGGGAAAGAGTTCAAATCATTACTAATACTTGGGTCAGGGCTATTTGTACAGCTAAAGCTCCGGCAGGAACTGGATTTGTAAGGTTTCGACCATACGTACAAAGAAATGGTAGAGCTTGGTTCTCTATGCCTATGCTGCAGCGAGGTAAAGTCGCTACAGAATTTTGGTTACATCCGAAAGATCAAACTGATGCTGATAAAATGATTGAAGATATTGCTAATAGAGTAGCTACTAAGGATTACGATAAAAAAGTAACAGAGTTAGAAAGAAGTATCAGCGCTACTGAAAAAGGCGTTTCAATTATTAGTGGAAAACAAGAAACGTTTATAAATGAGACGTATAATGCCTATGTAAAGAAAACAGAATCTAGGTTAGAAGTGTTAGATGAAGGGATTCTAGCACAGATTTTAAAGGATGGCATCATGACTTCTATCAATATGTCACCTGGTAAGATTACAATTGATGCCGAAAAACTGAATATTAATGCCGATACAATAGTTAAATGGCTAACAGCAAAAGGAATTGATGCTGATGTTATTAAAATCAGTGGTGATAAAGTAACAATTGATAAGAATGGTATTACAGCAAAAATGGCTGACTTCTTTTTTGAAGATGAGCGTGGGCAGAAATTTTCAGTAACACCAAGGAAGAATCTCATTCCAGATCATGACTTTTCACACATTTCTTTTAAGAATTTTAATAATTATTTTTTGAAGATTGAATACAGTCCTACATGGACAATTATGTCTAATCCATATATTGAGAAACCAGTGGTTAATAATTATGAGCCAATGGTTAATCCGTTGCGGATAGATTTAGGAAACTGGATTCGTTTTACATTATTTGATGGTGTAAAACCAGGTAAGAATTACACATTGTCGGCTCATTTCAGAGCAACTACCAATGATAATCGTGTAAACATTACAAACAAGCCAATCATGAGAGCGGTATTCGGTAAATATAACGGTGACACTCCCGTGGAGCTTGGACGAGCATCAAAAACTTACGATGCACCAAGCATTCAAACTGGAAAAATAGTAAGATACGCTTTAACCTTCACTGTGCCGAGTAACTATGTAGAAGGAAATGGTTATGTTTATATTGATTTATTTGGCGAGGGGCTCTTAAATAATATGCAAGCAATTGCTGTATCAGGTGTTCAGTTGGTGGAAGGTGACGTTCCTTCCGTTTATAACTGGGATACAACACATGGAGAACTCGTAAACGGAACACTGCCTTTTTCTACAATTGCACTTGGTACAAGAGATAATACAATTCGGTACAATCATGTGAACAAATGGAACTATATGAATGCGCCACTTGAAATTATGAACAATGGTGAAATGATGGCACTCGTTGGAACTGATCGTGCGGGACTTAGTTTTTATCCCCGTGGCGGTGGAGAACGTAGAAGTTACATCGGTCACATTTACAACAATGAAAATAGATTCCGAATTGAATCAAAAGATCCTGTTGCAACGACACAATCAATTGAATGTAATGGGATTAACGTATGTGGTGGATACTTTGGTGCTAATGCAGGTTCTATTCATTATACAAATGGTAGCTTAGGTTTAGGGTGGTATTTCCATGATGGTAGATGGAATTATGTTGATTTCACAAATATGACTTCTAGAACATAGAGAGGGAGATGAGTATGAATTCAGACAAATTTATGCGTCCAATGCCACCTAATGAACAGTCACCATTCTTAGGTAGAGTAGTTGATTTGAAGAAAGGTGAAAATCAAGTCACCGTTAGCATTCCAAACGATATGCTAGAATTTTGCGGTATCAAGGAAGATACAAAAGTTGAAGTTTGGGGACTTCCTGATGGCACGTTGAATATGCGGATTGCTACTGCATGTGACTTATGTAATAAGGGTGGCAGAGTTTACGAGATTGAGCTTTTCGGTAAAGTAAGTCTTATCTGTGCAGACGATTATGTAAAGCTAACTGGGAAGAGCCCAGGGGCTTCTGATGAAGTAACAATTGAACATGTGGAAGAAGTAGAAAATAGAATGATAGAAGAAGCATTATCAGCAGATCAGTATTAACTAAATACATGTAAACAAGTAGGGCAGCCATGAGCTGTTTTTAATTTTGAATAAAATACGGTTTTTATAGGCACTCGAAGGGATGTTTTTCTTTTATCTATTTATTTTATATCTAATTTAGTAGATTCTTTATGGGAAATGGTAATTAAAGGAGAAAGATATAGTGATTTATAACAAGGAGCTGATAGGATTTCTTTGTTTGTTAAATACTTCAAAAATATTTAATTATAATATCAAGTAATAGTGATATAATTGTTGGTGTTATATATCCAATTTAATATCAGGAGGTATATTATGAAAAAGAAATTTATGCTAATGATGCTTCTGCTTATATTGATGGTAGGATTACATCCTAATTCAATGACAAAAGCAGAAACCACTAGTACACAAGGGAAACAATTTGAACAAGGAAAATATGATTTAGAGGCAGAAGCTCCTTTCGGGCAACACTGGAACAGAAACTCTCCTTATGCAGGGACAGAAACACCTAATGTAAAATGGGAAAATAAACTCTATGATAAAGATGGGGGGGGAAATTTCAGTAATCAACCCGCAATTGGGCGTGACGGTACAATCTATATAGGAAATTACAATGGCAAATTATATGCTTTTAATAAAGATGGTTCAACTAAATGGATTAAAGATAACTTAATTACGAATTATGGTTCACCAGTTATAGCCGAAGATGGGACTATTTATGTGCCTGGCTATCAATTAACAGCTTTAAATCCAGATGGATCGATTAAATGGCAGATTAAAATAAACGCCGTTGAAACACCAATTATAGGTAAAGATGGGACTATTTACGTACATAATAACGGTAGACATCGATTAGAAGCCTATAACCCTGATGGTACGTTGAAGTGGGAATCAAGTGAAATTTTTAGTGGAAGAAACCAAGTACTTTCTTCGATGCTCTCACAAAATGGAACAATTTATACTGTAGTTACAAGTGGCGAGACTAATTATCTTTATGCTCATGACCAGAATGGCAAAGAATTATGGAAAAAATATGTTTGGAGTAATGGAGGTAATACCGGATTTACTCTTGGTTTAAATGATGAAATATATATTAATGGTGGGAGTAAGTTTTATGTGTTTGATAAAAATGGGGATTTAATAAAAGAATGGAAATGGCATCCTTACAACCCTTCATATGCATTTTCTGCTCCTGCTATTAATGCTAAAGATGGAACAATTTATGTCAGCGGGGCAGATGGATTATATGCCTATAATCCAGATTATACATTGAAGTGGAAATATGTCGCTAATCGTTTTACCGGTGCACCAATAATAGATAAAAATGGTGTAGTTTATATTACTACAAATGGTATTGGCGGAGTATATGCAATAAACCCAGATGGTACACTTAAATGGAGACTCCCAAAGACATATAATATAGTAGATAACTTTTCAAATAGTTCTATGACCCTTGGTAAAGATGGAACATTATATGCTATGGCAAGTGGAGGAACTGGATATTATTCACTAATTGCTATTGGTGACTCTTATACAGACACTGTATGCACTAAAGATAGTACATACATGGAAGTGCTTAAATCGTTGGAAGCAAAGAGTAAAAATGCTAAATTAACAGATGAAGAGAAGTCGGAAGCACGTGATATTTTAAAGAAATTATCGGATGATCTTGATAAAACAGATAAATAAACTTAATTTGATTAATACAATTGAATGGTTTTTGAGAAAAGAGGGACAAGCGTCTCTCTTTTTTATTATAAATAAGGAGATGGAAAGATGGATCGTATTGATGTATTAATGAAAGCATTTATTGCTACATTTGGTGGCTTCTGTGGTTACTTTTTGGGAGGATGGGATGCTACATTGAAAATCTTAGTAATAATGGCAGTTATTGATTATTTAACTGGCATGATAGCAGCAGGATACAATGGAGAATTAAAAAGTAAAGTTGGTTTCAAAGGCATCGCCAAAAAGGTGGTGCTTTTTCTTTTGGTCGGCGCAGCCGCTCAATTAGATACAGCACTTGGAAGTAATAGTGCTATTCGGGAAGCGACAATCTTTTTCTTTATCGGAAATGAATTGCTTTCACTTTTAGAAAATGCAGGACGTATGGGAATACCTTTACCTTCAGCATTAACAAATGCAGTTGAAATTTTAGGTGGCAAACAAAAACAAGAAGAGAAAAAAGGAGATGTTGAATAGTGGGTAAATATAGTTTGCATGGTGGTCATACTGAATTTGTACAAGGAGCTAACTGTGGGAATCGAAAAGAACATATTATGGACCGTCAGGTAAAGGATGCAGTTGCAGTTAAGTTAAGAGCTTTAGGACATACAGTTTATGATGATACGGACGAGGTTGGTAGAACTCAAGCGCAAAACTTAAATAACATCGTTCGCAACTGTAATTCTCATAGTGTGGACCTTGTAATTTCATTTCACTTAAACGCATATAACGGAAATGCTAATGGAGTTGAGGTATGTTACTACGATCAGCAATCTTTGGCAGCAAAAGTATCAGCACAACTTGCAAAAGATATTGGTTGGTCTAATCGTGGTGCTAAAGAGCGTAAAGACCTTGCTGTACTTCGTGGAACTAAAGCACCAGCAATCCTAATCGAACTTGGATTCATCGATAACGAGTCCGATATGGCTAAATGGGATGTAGATAAGATTGCTAATTCCATTGTATACGCATTGACTGGACAAACTGTTGGAGGTAGCCAACCAACCGCACCAACTCCACCATTTAATCAAAAACGTAATGTTGTAGAGGCAGGAGGAATCGGTAGAGAAAATTTAGCTGATATAGTAGGAGCTTTAAATTCAGTTCACATGACGGGTAATTTAAACCTTAAAAGTGATGGGTACATTTATCCTGTAACTGATCCAACTAGCGACGCTCAATTAAAAGCATTCACTGACTATCTTGATCGCAAAGGCTGGGTATATACAGTTAAGTAAAACATACTATGTAACAGCAAATAAACCTTACGTATTTGTGAAATAAAAAAAGTGCTCATAATGTGAGCACTCTTTTTTTATCTGAATTTTTTGTTGTAACGGTACAACATAGTAGCAGCTTCAGCTCTTGTTGCTGCATCGTTTCCGCGACTACCGTCATAAAGACCCTTATCTGTTCCCCATGCAATCGAGTTACTGAATCCACCATTAGGTGTCCATGCTTTGGTGTTAAAACGTACTGCATAGAGCGTAGCTATCATTTCATTACGAGTAATATAGCTCCCCCCACGAGTTCCGTCAGAATACCCTCTACTCATCATATACTGACGTGCTTCGTCGTAATTTTTAACCCAATGCCCATTGAAGCGAGAAACCATCATCCAAACATCTTGTCGAAGTGCAGGACTATCTCGGTAATCATTTCGCATAATTCCTTTTCTGAAAGCCCAATCAATTTCCTGATCAGCCCAATGTGCTGAAGCTTCTTTCGGGGCGATTGTTGCGAACCCTGTAGATAACGTAATAGCAGCAATTGCAACAACTATAACCTTTTTAAGTTTTTTTAACATCTTTTCCATTCCTTCCCTATGTGCTTGTCACTTACGTTATATTAATATATTAAAATTACTAAGTAAATAGATATAACGAAATTCACGGTATTCTTTTAGTAATAATTTGTGAACTTAACAAGAAAGTGGAATTATATATATGATGTTATTTCCTACAAAAGAATAGTTTGATTAACAAAAATAAGAGCCGTCCTGTTGGGCGGCTTGTTTTTATTTTGCATCAATAATATCAATAAATTTCAACGTCATATTATTGTAAAATGCATCCGTACAAATTATAGATTTATTCAGCGGATCAATATCAACAACGGTCATATAGTTAGTAAGTAAAAAACCACCTTCGTAATATGTAATCATTATTTCTTCTTCAGAAAGCAACGAACATAATAGCATGTTCTCAATCAGTTCTTGTTCATCTTGGGTTAATGTAGGGCGTTCTACTTTCGTCTTTTCTTTAACAATCTTACGGATACCAGCGAATTGCTCCGGCATCGCAGCGAACGGAGTCCATTTAAC